TCCCGCAGTGGACCGCCGCTTACGTGATGTCGATGGACGCCCGCGCACGCGATGCGACGCTGGGCACCGGTACCGCCGCCGGCAGCTACTCGACGCACTACCGCGACCGGAAGACGGATCGGCCGGTCAGCCTGAAAAATTACCCGTACATGACGCTCGAAGGCAATCCAGGCGATACCTGGAACCCAGCAACCAACGTCCGCGAGTCGTTCCCCGATGCCGGCGGCGACGTGACGACGCCATACACCGCGGATATTTCGCACCAGCCGAATCTCGCCTACGTGCCATACCTGCTGACGGGTGATTATTACTACCTGGAAGAAATGCAGTTTTGGGCCATGTACGACACCTTCCGGTCGAACCCGAACTACCGCGGCCAGGGCCAAGGCCTGGTGATTCCCGGCGAACTCCGTGCGCAAGCATGGGCAATGCGCACGCTGGCCGAGGCCGCTGCTTTCACGCCTGACGATGACGCTCTGAAGGCCGAATTGAACGGCTTCGTGAGCAACAATCTCGACTGGTACAACGCGACCTACGCGCAGAACCCGAAAGCGAATCAACTGGGCGTGATGACGCACGGCTACTCATTCGCGTACGGCGTGGCGATCGCTGCCTGGATGGATGATTTTTTTACCTCGGCCATGGGCCACGCGGTCGACCTGGGATTTACCAGGGCTGCGCCGATGCTGGCGTGGAAAGCAAAATTCCCTGTCGGTCGCATGACTGCGCCTGGCGTGTGCTGGGTGATGGGCGCGCCGTACGGGCTGAAGCTGCGCGAGGGCGACAACGAATCATTCCCTGTGTACTCGACGCTGGCCGATGCCTATAAAGCCGTCTACCCCGGCTTCGTCAGCCTGCCATGCGCAGGCGCTGAAATGGCTGCGGCATGGGGCGCGCGTGGCGCCGGTGACATGGGCGGTATTTCGGAGGGTTACCTGGGCTACCCGTCGAACATGCAGCCAGCACTGGCGTGGGCTGTCGATGCGGGCGTGCCGAATGCGCCAAAGGCATGGGACCTGTTCATGTCGCGCACCGTCAAGCCAGATTACAGCCTCGGCTCCGGCTTCTCGATCATCCCGCACGGCTATGTGAATACGACTGTATCGCCGACGCCCGGTGCCACGCTGCCGACAGCGCCTGCCGCACCCGTTACGCCGATCGTCACTGCCACGCTGGCTGCTGCGCCGACCGTCGCCGGGACGTGGATGCGGCTGGGCGGGGAGAATGAAATCGTTACCGTGCCTGCCGACACCGTCGTGCGCTACGGCGATGGCGCGACTGGCCGCTACGTGTACGCCAAGATCACAGGGCAGTTCACGATCTCCAACGATTATTTCGGCAGCGACCCGGCCGTGACGATCAACAAGACGGCGGAGGCCTTCACGCCGGCGCCGCCAGCCAAGCCAGGCAAGGTCACGACGCCGACGAACGTCAAGCTGCAAAAGCTGACAGGCCTGACCGCAACGTTCATCGATCCGATCACGCTCGACGAGGTGAAGCAGTTCACCGGCGTGACCGCCACGTCGAAAGGAGCGCTCAGCTTCACCGAAGTCGCACTGGTGCCTGGCACCACCTACATGGTCCGAGTCGCTAACACCAGCGGCGTCCTGGACGTCATGTACCCGATCACCGCTCAATAACGGAAAAATATGACAGACCACTTCAACGCAGTTCGCGGCGCTCTAACCGCTGGCGGTACGGGTAACGTCACCGCTGCATCAACTGCGTCAGGCAAGGCGCGCCCGTTGAGCACCCTGCCAACCGGGTGGCAGGGCGGACTGCGCTTCGACGACCCAAACGGCGTCGACTGGGAATTGTCGCTCTGCACGGCACAGGGCGGCAACGTGTTCTCGCGCGACACGCTGCTGTGCAGCTCGACCGGGAGCAAGGTAAATCTGGCAGTCGGAACAATTGTGCTTCAAACGGTGGTTGCCGAGCAGTTGAACGCAATGCTTTCCGTGGCGGATATTCCGTTTTCCGGCGCAATCCCGCTGACGCGTCCAGGCAACAGCTACATGGCCGCCAAAACAGTTTCTGGGCCGCTTACGTTCACCCCGGCGGCCAGCGCTGTGCGCGGTGCCTTGGTGTATCTGCGAGTGATCGCTGATGGCACGAACCTGCCAATCTATTCCGCGTTCAAGGAATGGGGTGGCTCAATGGGCTACTTGAACGCCGCCGGCATCGAAAATCAGATGCAGTTCTTCTACGACGGCTTCAATTACTTTGTCTTGATTACCCAGGCCATCAATGCCGTTGCCGTGCCATTGCCAGTGAGCGGGGTAACGCTGGCAGGGCCAACAGGCGGCATTGTTAATCAAGCCTCGGCTAACTTCACGGTTGGCGTCACTCCTGTCGGCGGCACGATCACAGGTGATGTAGTGGTAACGCCAACACCAGTATCCGGAGTCACTTTCACCCCAACGAGTCGCACGGTTAATAACGCGTCTCCAACCGGCACTTTCACGGCCACGCCGAATGCGACAGGCAGTGTAAGTATTGCCGTTACGAACAGTGGCGGATTGGCTAATCCGGCTGCGATTGGGTACACGGTTTCAGCCGCGCCGACGTTGCCAGGCACGCCGGCAGCGCCTACGGCAACCGCGGGCGTGAACAGCGCGTCTCTCGCGATCGTCGCTCCTTCTACTGGTTCCGGCACCATCGATAGCTACGTCGTGACACCGTATCTGGCCGGGGTTGCGCAAAATCCGCAAAACATTACAACGCTGTCCAGCCCGCTCAATATTACGGGTCTTACTGCCGGCAATTACACCTTTACTTTCCATGCGCGTAGCAATGTCGGAAATGGTGCGGAATCGCCTGCATCGAATTCTGTTGCTGTGACTGGGCAGGTATCGACTGCTCGCCGTCTGACCTCCTTGGTCGGAATGACGGAATCTGCGTCGGCACCATACGTGTACTCCTCAGATGGCAGCAACTACAGTGGCTCAGATGGCCCCAAAGGGCGATTGAGTGCTACGCTTCCAAGCGGCGCTAATGGGTCAATTCAATTCATTATTTCAACTTCCGTCGGTGGCGGCGTCATGTTGGGGACCGAACTATCGCCCGCCCAGGCCGGATATGGTAATTGGGGCTATGGCACGTTCGGCTCGACGGGCAACTACAATTCTTTGAACGGTGGAATTAGTGGGCAGAATGGCGCAGCGCTTACTCCTGCTGTTGGCGATATCGTGCGCTGGACGCGCACCGGAACGACCATCGTAATTGATGTTGCTCGTGCGTCGAGCCCGACATCTTTTACTGTGGTGCAGACTTACACGAATGCGAGCACGGCGCTTCTTTATTTCAACCTGTCTGCATCAGTTGGTGGCGCGCTCAGCAACGTCAGCACGAGTGGCGGGTTCGCCTAATGGGGCCGCTGCTTGGGGGTTCAGCGCGAGCCAGTTTCTCGCCCACTAAAGCGGCGGCTGTATTCGATGGCAATTCGCTCGTCGATACGGCTACAAGCGATCTTGTTTTGCAGTTGCAGGCGATAGCCCCGATTAGTAATCAAATAACGATCTTGAATCGAGGTGTAAGCGGGCAAACTATTCGAAATATGATTACTCGCGCTCCGTCGAATGTGGATAACGCATTCATTGATGGTAAGTCGAATTATCTTTTTTTGTTCGAAATCACCAACAGCATTTTCAATAGTGGCTTAACTGGAATGCAGGCGATTGCCGATCTAAACGAATATATTCAGGGGCGGCTTGCACTACACCCATGGAAAATAATTCTGCTCACGTGCCTGCCGCGCGGGGATTTTCTCGGCACTACCTGGGATGCTTACACAGGCGAGGATCAGATTCAAATCGCCAATACGTATCTGCGTCAAAACTTCAGGGCAATGGGCGCCAAAGCATTGGTAGAAATACGCCGAGCTGGTGGGCCGTTCGACTTTAACGACCCTTGGAATCACGGTAGATTTCCGCCGTCACTATGGAATGATCTTACACATCCAAATGCGGCCGGGCGCGCAATTGAAGCCCAGTATATCGCCGATGTTCTCAAGCGGCTTCCGGCGAGGTAACCGATGACCGGATTCTACACAACCGGCGAGGTAGCGATTGGGCTGGTGGGCGACGCCGGCGCAGCGCCAGTTTCGACCGTCACCGGCGTTACCGTCTCGCCGTCCACGGCAACTCTAGCCGGCGGCGCTATCGTCGATTTCGATTGGGTGATCACTGGAGCGAATGGCCCGAGCCAGGCCGCCACCGTCACGACGACGCTCGGAACGATCAATTCGGCTGGCGTGTTGACCGCGCCGGCGGCAACGTCGTCTGCGCAGGCTGGCACGGTCACCGTGACCAGCGCGCAGGACCCGACGAAAAGCGGCACGGCCACATTCACGGTGTCCGCGGCGCAGGCCGGCGACACCACCGCTCCGACGCTGACCGCTGCCAGCGCCACCGCCGCCGGCCAGACGACCGCCACCGGAACCGTCACTACCAACGAGGCGGGCGGCACGCTGTACGGCACCACTACGGCGAGCGCGACCGCGACGGCATCGCAGGTGCAGGCCGGTATTTCGAAAGCCGTGACGGCAGCTGGCGAGCAGGCGATGAGCTTCACCGGTCTGCCCGCAGGCGCCACGCTGTACCCGCATTACGTGCACGTGGACGCATCTGGCAATGTCTCTGCAGTCGCCAACGGCGCCAGCTTCACGACGCAGTCCGCGGGCGACACCACCGGCCCGGTCATGCAAGGCGAACTGATCGCCAGCAAGACGTCGACGACGACCACGATCACGGTTCCGGTCGCCACGGACGCCAGCGGCATCGGCGAATACTTCTTCGCCATCGACGGCGGGGCGCCGGTCAGCAACGGATCGAGCCGGACCAAGACATTCACCGGCCTGGCGCCGCTGACGCCGCATCTGTACGAGGTCACGGCGACCGATACGCTGGGCAATCCGTCCGGCAACTCGCTGAGCATCACGGTCGTGACGGACGCCGCCGGCGACGATCCGAGCCTGGTGACGAAAAACATTCAGGTGACGCTGAAGGGCCGAGACCTCTCGGTGCGGGCGAATGCCGCCGGCATCAACTGGGAATGGTCCGACGCGCGCGGCGTGGTCACATCGTCCGGTACCGGGCTGGTCGGCAGTGCCTCTGGCGTGCTGACCATTCCAATCCGGACGCGGCTGCTGTCGGACGGGGTAGGGCGGCTCAGCCTGGACAACTACAACGGCGGCAACATCCTGACGTACCTTGCCACGCAATTGTGGGTGCGCTTGCCGTGATCCGCGTCATCTTCGACGTGCAGCAGGGCGCCGACGGAGTGATCTTCGACCCGCCGATTCAGCAGGTCATGTCGGCGCCGGCGGGCAGCAGCGCACCGCGCGCCACGCAACACCAGCAGCGCCCCGAACAGCAGCCGCAGCACCGACCAACCAAGGAATGCACATGCCGCACAAAGTAATCACGCCGCCGGCAACCATGGCGGTATCGCTGGCTGCCGCCCGCACCGCCGCGCGCGTGAACGGTACCGCGTTGGACGACGAGATCAAGATCGCAGTCGGCAACGCCACGACCGAAGCCGAGCATTACACCGGGCGCGCGTTCGTCAACCGCACCTACCGCATCACGCTGGACCGCTTCTGTGGCGACATCGAGATTCCCGCATCGCCGGTAGTCGAGGTGGTCACCTTTGTCTACGCGGACGTCGACGGCGCGCCGCAGGAACTAGATTCGGCCGACTTTCGTTTCGACACCGCGCGCGAGCCGGGTTTCATCGTGCCGGCGTTCGGCAGGACCTGGCCGGTCACCGGTGGTGACATCGAGTCGGTCAAGGTTGACGTGATCTGCGGCTACGGGCCGGACGACACGGCGGTTCCGGATGCGGTCAAGGCCTACGTCTTGGCGCGCGTGCGCGAACAGTATGCGCCGCCGGGCACGCCGCAGTCACCGTGGCTGCTGTCGGGCCTTCAAGCGCTCAAGGTGTATTAATGGCCGCGCCATTCACCTGCGACGACCAAGTCAGCATCGAGCGCCTGGTCAAGATCAAGGAGCCGGTCTACGGCACCGAGACGGATAGCTGGGTGCCGCTGCATGCCTACTTCTGGGCGAACGTGCAGGACGTGCTGCCGAGCCGCGGCGAGGCGACGGACAACGGTCTGACGGTTCCGGTGACGCGCAGCCGCCTGCGGATCCGTGACGCTGCTGGCACCACCATGGCAATGCGCGTCGTGCTGCACAGCCGCGGAGGCAAGGTTATGCAGATCATCGCTGGGCCAGCGCAGCTGGATGACGGCGTGTACGACGAATTTATGCTTGAAGAATACGGGGGCGCAAATGGCTGACGATCGGGTAATTATCGGCGGCGAGCAGTTGTTTAATTTTTTGCAGACGCTTTCGGTGAAGGTTGAGCGAAATATCATGCGCTCGGCCTTGCGCTCTGGCGCCGCTGTGATCCGCGAGAAGGCGCGCGAGAATGTGCCCGTTCGATTGGGCGCGCTCAGAAAAAGCATTCGCGTCACGACCGGATCGAAAAAGGGCATTGTGACGGCGTCCGTCAAGGCCGGCAGCAAAGAGGCGTACTACTGGCGGTGGGTTGAATACGGCACGAAGGGTCATTTGATCAAGGTCGAGGACAACGAGCGCGCGATCAATTACCGGCTGACCGCAAAGCGCGGCAAGTTGACTTACGTCTCAATGTCGACGGTCAATCGAAACGTGCTGCGAATCGGCAATACGTTTGTCGGACCGACTGTCAGCCACCCCGGCGCCAAGGAATCGCCGTACATGCGTCCTGCGCTGGATTCGGAAGGCGACAACGCCATCGCGGCGATCGTTGCGCAGATCAAAAAGCGCCTCACAGCAGAGGGAATCAATATGGCCGACCCAGGTGGCGACAATGAAAATTGAAATGACGAAATCCTTGCACGGCACGCTGGACGGCGTGACCGTTCGGCCTTTGACTGCGGGCTCGACATACTCCACGCCGTCAACCGCGATGGGCGAACGCATGGGGTTGGCATTGATCCGGCGCCAAGTCGCGAAGCTCGCGCCAGACGCTGGCGCAGAATTGCGTGCGCCAGTCGGCTTGTCCAAGCCGGTCAAGCCAAAACGGAAGCCTAAATAATGGATGGCGTCGCAGTCATACGCGCATTGCTGCTCGAGCATGAGCCCTTGGTTGCCCTGGTCGGCGATCGCATTATGGCAGGCACCGTCCCCGCAGGGGTGTCATTGCCAGCCGTCGGCATCACTGAAGTCGGCAGCAATGACCTGGATACCGTCGCCCGCAAGGCTGCCGCTCTCGTTACGGCGCGCATTCAAGTCACCGTCTATGCGAACAATTACCCGCAGATGAAGGCCGCACTGAAGGCGGCAGGACTCGGCCGCGGCGTATTCACAGGGACGATTGCCGGCGTGAAGGTGCTGAGCGTGCTGCGCGACACGGTCGGGCCCGATATGAGCGACGAGGCGCCCGGCCTCGCGGAGCAGTCGAGAGATTTCAAGGTCACGTACGTCGAACCGGATTAACAGCATCAAAATCAAGCGCCGCCTACGGGCGGTTTTTTACATCTAAAGCTTTCCCGCCCGCCCGTTTCGCATCCGCGAGCGGGCTTTTTTACAGGAGTTTCACCATGCCATTTGAAGCAGATTTTGAAACCGTCGCCGGCACCGCGCTGTATGTTGCCGCCGCCATGCCAGCCGACAACACTGCCGTAGCATTCGCTGCGCTGACCTGGATCGAGGTTGGTGAAATCACGAACGTTCCGAGCGTCCTCGGTCGCGAATACAGCGAGTCCACCATTTCGACAGTGAAGAATGCTCACGACCGCAAGAAGAAAGGGTCGTATTCGCTGCCAAATGCAGACTGGGAGTGCGCGTGGGTCGAGGACGACGCCGGCCAAGTGCTCGTGCGCGAGGCAGCGAACAACAACGACATTCTGCCGTTCAAGGTCGTCAAGCAAGGCGCTTCGATCCGCTATTTGAGCGCGCAGGTTTCGAAGTTCGTCGAGAACAACGGCACCAGCAATGACGCAGTCAAAGGATCGTTCACGATGCTGCGCCAGTCCGACACGATCATCGCCTAAACCATCACGGCCATCCGGCCCTCACCAGCACCGGCTCGCCGTTGTCTCCTTTCGCGGGGAGCGACGACGGGCGCGGGCATTTACATTCCACCGCGAATAGGAACCCACTATGTTCAACCTGAAAAAACTGGCCATTGCCGCCGCCGCCGATATGCCTGTCCGTGATGCATCGGGCGAAATCCAAAAAGACGAGGCCGGCAATCCGCTGACCATCACCCTGCACAGCCCGGGCACGAAAGAATTCCAGAAGGCCAAGCACGCCCGCGACGAGAAAAACAACGCGCGCGTGATGTCGCGCATGCAAGGCAAGTCCGAGGCCAAGCAGACCGCCGAAGAAGCGAACATTGAGCGGGCCGAATTCCTGGCCGGCTGCACGAAGTCGTTCAACGGCGTCGGCGTCGAGGGCAAGGCTGGCTTCGAAGCATTCAAGGCGACGTACGCGGATATTGAAATCGGTCACATTGCTGACGACGTCGATAAATTCCTGGGTGACCGGGGAAACTTCAAAAAGCCATTGGCGACCAGCTCGCCGCCTACGTCCGACATTCTGCCTGGCTAAACGCCACGCCAGAGCCGGACGAGCGCGAGGGCAAAAGCGACCGGAAGAAGGCACCACAGAAAACGCGGCGTGCCGAGCTGCTCGCCGCCGGTATCACTCCAAAAACGCCAGATATCCCGGCCGCCCAATACCTCATCGATTATTTATTCGAGGTGGGCCCGGTGATGTCTGGTGGCATGGGCATGGCCCCGCTGACGTTTTCCGAGTTGGAGTCCTGGCAGCGCCAGATCGGCATCGAGTTGAAGCCGTGGGAAGTACGGCTGCTTCGACGACTGTCCGGCGAGTACTGCGCCGAATCGTCGGCGGCAACAAAAGCCGATGCCCCGGCGCCATTTAAATCGATAGACGAACGCAACCTGCAGCGCCTTCGGGTCGCGCGCGATATCGACGAATCATTCTAGCCACCTTCGGGTGGCTTTTCTTTTGGGAAATCCATGATTGCAGGCTCACTTGAGATTCAACTGCTCGCAAACATCGCTCGCCTGCAGGCCGACATGGACCGCGCGCGCCAAGTCGTCGGTGGCGCCATGGATCGCATCGGCAATTCTGTCGAGACGGTGAAAAACGCATTCAAGGGCTTCATTGCACTGGAGGCGATCCAGTACCTCATCGCCTTCGTCAAAGGTGTGCGCGACATGTTCCTGGGCAGTATCGACGCGGCGGCGGGGATGAACGACCTTGCCATTCAGACCGGCGCGTCCGCCGCGGCGCTGATGGCATTTAAAGAAATCGGCGCGACGTCGGACACGACGGTCGAGTCGATGGTTGGCGCCATGGGCAAATTGGCAAAGGGTATGGCCGTCGCCACCGAGGAAAGCAAGGGCCTGCCGCAGGCACTCAAGGCCATCGGCATCGACTTCGACGCGCTCAAGGCCATGTCGCCGGATCAGCAGATGATTGCGATCGCCAAAGGGTTCGACCAATTTGCCGACGGCGCCGGCAAGTCGGCTGCGGCTATGGCGATCTACGGCAAGGAGGGCATGAAGATGCTGCCGTTCCTCGCTGACCTGGCGGCCGAGTCGGACAGCGTCACGAAAGCGCTGACTGCGCAGGAAATCGCGTCCAAGGCATCCCTTGCCGGCATGTCGGACAGCTTCGGCGACAACATGACCAAGATCGGGCAGTCGATGAACGAATCGCGCAAAGCGATTTCATTTGGCATGCTGCCGGCCCTGTTCGAAATGAGCGAGGCATTCAAAGCCGTCATGACGGAAAGTGGCGGCGTAAAGGATTTGATTGCAGGCCTAGCCGCCGACGGAACTATCACGAAATGGGCGCGCTCTGGCGCCATCGGTTTGACCTATTTGCTTGACGGCTTCGAGCGCGTCTACCGCTTCGTGTCGATCCTCAAAACTATCGTAGGCGGCGCGCTGAGCACGATGGCGACGTTCGTCACCGGTTCCGCTTCGGCAATGAAATCGTTCATCGAGGGCGACTATTCCAAGAGCTTCGCCATGATGAAGCAGACCGCCCTGGCGTCGGTTGGCGTGGTGAAAGATGCGGCTACCGATGTCGGGGCGCTGCTGACCGATGACTTAATCGGGACGAAGCTGCGCGCGCAGATGGAAGCCGCCAAGAACGCCGGCACCGCCGCAGCGGAAGTAAAAAAACAACTGAACTTCGATGGTAACGGCCCCGACAAGGATGCCGCCGCTGCAGCGAAAAAAGAGGCGGACGCCTACGCAACGCTGATGACCGCGATCCGCGCAAAGACGGAAGAAAATCGGATGGAACTGCTGATGGGCGAGAACATCAGCGAAAGCCAGAAAATGGCGATCAAGCTTGACGAGGAACTGCGCACGGGAAAACTGAAACTCACCGCTGCGCATGAAACCACGGCGCGCGCCGCCCTGGTCGAAATGGCCGTGACGGAGCAACTGGTCAAACAGCAAACCGCGCAGCGCGACGTCGACAAATACATTGCCGCCAGCGCTGCCGCGCGCGATGAGTCAACCGCCTCGCTGAATGCGGAATACGCAGCGTATGGAAAGAGCGCTGACGCACGCGAAATGCTGATGGTCACCGTGAAAGCGCAGGCCGACACCCAGAAAAAGCTGTCCGAACTCGAGCTGGCCCATTTGCCAATTTCGGACCGGATGCGCAAGCAACTCGATGCGGAAGAGAAGGCTCGTATTCGCGTTGGCGAGGCGGCAATCGGGCAGGGTAAGGCACTCCAGTATGCCGCGCAACTCGCCGACGAAAACAAGAAATTTGCCGCCGAATCGATCTATGACGAGAAGGCTCGCGCGGCCGCGCTGCTGGCGATTGACGCGGACATGTGGCAAGAGCGTATCGAGTTGGCGGGCGCCGGCACTGAAGCGCAAAAGCGGTTGCAGGACGAATACAACATCTGGTACGGCAATCAGACCCTGAAGCCGCAGATCGACGCCCAGAAGAAAATGTGGGATTCGATTGAAACGACTGCGCACGATACCTTCGTCAGCATCTTCGATAGCGGCAAGTCCACATTCGACCGCCTGCGCGACACGCTGAAAAACGGTCTGATGGACTTGCTCTACCAGATGACGGTCAAAAAGTGGGTGATGAGCATCAGTGCATCGGTCGGCTTGACCGGCGCATCCGGCCTGGCGGAAGCCGCTGGCACCGCAACTGGCACCGGTACGTCTGGCGCAAGTGGCCTGATCGGCATCGCGCAGACCGCGTCGAACATGTACAAGGCCATCACCGGTGGCTTCGAAGCGCTTGGCGACGGCGTCGCGGGCTACGTCCAGCAGGGGTTGAGTGCTGCCGGCTACACGCCGACGGCCGCATCGGGCTTGTCGACGGCCGGCGGCCAGGCGCTGACGCCGTTTGCCTCGCAGGTCGGCCAGGTCGCTGGCGCGGCTGCTGCCTATATGGCCGGCTCCGCGCTGAACAAAGCGATCTCGGGTCAATACTCGACCGGTAGCGGCTTCATGACCGCGCAGAAGGTCGCCACCGCCGTGGCCAGCTACGTCAACCCGGTGCTTGGCGTCGCAGTGGGCGCGATCTCAGGCCTGATCAACCGCGCTTTCGGCATGGGCAATACCGAAGTGAAATCGCAGGGCCTGAGTGGCACCCTGTCGTCCGCCGGCGTGACCGGCAACACGTACCAGAATCTGCACCAGGATGGCGGCTGGTTCCGCAGCGACAAGAATTGGACCGACAAAACGGCGCTGACGGCGGAAGTCACCGCGCAATTCACGCAGGGCTTCGAGGCGATCAAGTCAGCATCGGCCGGCTTCGCCACTTCCATCGGCGCGTCCGTCGACAGCCTGGCGGCGTACAGCAAGACGTTCGATATCGCCCTGACCAGCGACACGGCAGCCAATGAAAAGGCGATCGCCGATTTCTTCACCGGCGTGGGTGACGAGATCGCTTTGCGCTTGGTGCCGGGCCTCGCCCAGTTCAACAAGTCCGGCGAGACGATGGCTGCGACGCTGCAGCGCTTGGCCGGCGACTTCGACGCGACCAATCAGGTTGCCATGCTGCTGGGCAAAAACGGCACCAGCATGTTCGGCTCTTTGACGATCTCGTCGGCCGCCGCGCGCGAGCGCCTGATCGAGTTAGCCGGCGGTGTATCGAACCTGACCACGCAAGCCACCGGGTTCGCGCAGAATTACCTTTCGGAGGCCGAGCGCCTGGCACCGGTGTCGGAAGCGGTCGCTGCGGCGATGGCATCCCTCGGCCTAGCCAGCGTCACCACACGTGAGCAGTTCAAGACCGTCGTGCAGAGCCTGGACGTCACAACCGCCGCCGGTGCGCAGCAGTTCGCGTCGATGATGGCTTTGTCCGATGCATTCGCGCAAGTGCACCCGGCCATTGAGGCGACGACGGCCGCGTTGCGCACCGAAGCCGACGTGCTCAGTGAGCGCAAAGACCTGCAAAAGCAGATCGACCAGTTGACCCTGACGTCTGTTCAGTTGCGCGCGAAGGAGCGCGCCGCAATCGACGCCAGCAACGTTACGCTGTTCGACCAGATCACGGCGCTGCAAAACGCGGCCACGATGTCCGACACGCTGAAAACGTCGATCGACAGCCTGAAGGCATTCCGCGACGGCATCCTGTCTTTCAAGGATTCGCTGGCCATGGGCAGCCTGTCGACGCTCACTCCGATGCAGAAGGCATTCGAGGCGCAGCGCCAGTACGAGGAAATGCTGGGCAAAGCGAATAGCGGCGATGCCACGGCGCGATCCGGCATCAACGCGGCTGCCACGGCGTACCTGACCGCGAATCAGGCGATCAACGCCAGCAGCAGCGCGTACGTCGCCACGTACGCCAAAGTGCAATCCGACCTGGAATCGCTGGCCGCTGTCGCCGGCACGCAACTGACCGACGCCCAGCAGCAACTTGCCGCGCTCGACCAGCAGGTCAGCCAGTTGGCATCCCTGAATGCCACGGCCAGCAACATCGAGGCAGCACTGACGATGCCGACGCCCGTGCTGAACTGGAGCGAAGTCGGCACCACCAACATGGCGCCGCTGACCGAGGAAATCAAAGGCCTGCGCGCTGACAACGAAGAACTGCGGGCCGACAACGCCGCGCTGCTCGCCGCTGTCAACCGTCAGACCGATGCAGTGGTCGCCGCCACGCTCGCCGCGGCGGACAACAACGCCAAGGCAGTCACGGCAGGCGCCGAACAGGTGGCCAAATCCGGCAACTGGATGCAGCAGCTGGTCGCTGAAGTGGCGCAGGCATGATCGACCTGATCTTCGACACGCCGGCCGCCGACGCCGGCGTCGTTTTTGACGCCCAGACGCCTGCCGTGCCATACCCGGCGATCGTGCTGGTGTCCGATCCTGAGTTCGAGGCATGGCTGTCGTCGCCTGACGCCATCCGCGTGGTGCTATTCGAATCTGGCGTCCTGACCGACGGGGCGGAAGTGACGCGCTATACGTGCAACGGATCGTTCCCGATCACGGCGCCGAACGACTCGCCGGCGAACACGTTCTACGAGCCGATCGCGTCAAGCGGCGTCCAGTTCACGGAGCAGCTTTCCCTGACCGGCGCGGCCACCGCGGCAATCGGCGACATCGAGTTCGACAACGGCAACTTCGTCCGCGACGACTGGTATCTGGATGACATCTGGGCCAGCCGGGCGCAGCGCGCGTACCTGGGCGACGTGCGTTGGGCGCGTAGTAACTTCCGCATGATCCTCAACGGCATGGCGTCGGGCATCGCGCGCAAGGATCGGGCGAAGTTGGCCGTCAAACTGCGCGACCAGTTGCAGCGCCTGGAGACTCCGATTTCGGACCGTACTTTCGGCGGCACCTCGCTGATGGCTGGCACGCTGTACCCGTCGTGCTTTGGCGAGTGCTTCAACATCACGCCGGTCTACGACGCCAGCACGGACCGCTACTACGTGCACTTCGGCCCGGTCGAATGGATCTTTGAAATCCGCGTCAACGGGCTGCCGGTCGACGCGACGGTCGACAATGCCACCGGCTCGTTCCAGTTGAATTTCGGCCTGCCTCCGTCGGGCGTGATCACCTGTTCGGTACAGGGCGACAAGTTTGGGGGCGTCTACCGCAACACGGTCGGCGCGCTGGTGCGGCGCATCGCCACCGGCTACGGTAAAGAGGACGGGCGCTACACCGACGACGACCTGGACCTGGCGAACCTCGACACGTTCGAAACGTCGCACCCGCAGAAGATCGGCCTGTACATCACCGACAACACGACCGTCAAAAGCGCGATCGACCAACTGGCCGGCAGCCTCGGCGCGCAAGCGATCCCATCGCGCCTGGGCAAGCTGCGCCTGATCCAGATCGGCATCAGCGGGGCCAGCACGTTCGACATCCGCGTGCAGCACATGAAGAACGCGACGCTGGAGCCGGTGACGAGCATGGCGCCGGTAGCGGCCGTGTCGATTGGCTACGACCGGAACTGGACGCCGCAGGACAACCTGCAAACCGCCCTGTCGGACCGGGACAAGCAGTTTTACGACGACGACTACCTGTACGCCAGCGCAACGAACGACGACATCGTCGACGACTACCGGATGTCGCCCACGGTGACCGCCAAGAACACGCTGCTGAAAATCAAGGCCGAAGCTGAGGCCGAAGCCCGCCGACTGGCTGACCTGAACGGCCGGCCGCGCCAAATCTTCAAATTCGATGGGACTCCCGAAATGCTGCAACTCGTGCTCGGCCAACAGGTGACGATGTACCACCACGAAAACAGCATGGCCGCCGGCGTGCGCGCGCAGATCATCATGCTCTCGCCCGACTGGAAAAACAGCCGCTGCGACGTCGGGGTGCTGGTTTGAGCGCCATCGTAGGCGAGCGCGACAAGGCGCTGCGGGCGACCATCCCGCGCAACATCAACCCGACAGCAGGGAAATCACTGCTGCTGGACGTCGACCCGCCAGCATTCCACCAGAACGCCGCTGGCATCCCGACGATTCCGTCTGCCAAGTTCACTGCGACGCCGCTTGGCTTTGCCGGCACGGTCATGTGGTCGATCACGTCGGGTGGCAAGCTGACCGGCTCGACGCCGAACGAGCGCACGTTGCTGTTTTCGGACATGACGGCCGATAGCGTCAAGGTGACCGTCACCATCGTCTACCAGGGCGAGGCGTACATTCGCGTCAAGACGTTTTTCAAGCTGACCGACGGCGCGAAGGGCGAGGATGGGCAGGGCGCTGATCCTGCTGACCTGTCGCCCGAGGCGCTGGCCGCTGCGCTGGAAGGGCGCATCACTGAGTCGCAGCTTTACGCTGACCTGCGCTCGCGCATCAACCTGATCGACAGCCCAGCATCGGTTATCGGCAGCGTTGCCGCACGCGTCCAGGCCGAGACGGATGCTCGCGTCACCGCTGTCGGCTCGGCGCTGCAAACTGCATCGAACGCTATAGGCCAAGAGGTTGCGGACCGCATCGCCGCCATTCTGGCCGAGTCCGGCGCCCGCGCGACCTACGTCCAGAATTACACGTTCAGCAAAGAGGAAATCAATTCGTCGCTGTCGATCCAGGCAACCCAGATTGCTGCGGCATTCACGTACACCGACACGAAGACGGGAGGTATCCTTGCCACTGCGGCGGCCGACGTCCGGACCTACAGCTATTCGAAGGCCGACACGACAAGCGCGATTTCGGCGGCAGAAACCCGCCTGCGGTCCGAGTTCGTGGCAAGTGGTGGCGCGACGGAGGCGTTCGTGCAGGGCTGGTCGTACAGCAAAGCGCAGTCCGATAGCGCCGAGGCCGCGCAGACCGCAACAATCACGACCAGCTATCAGGGGTATGCGGACCTGAAGAAGTCCGAGGCGAAGGCAGACGCGGCGGCCGACGTGCGCAACTACGCGTACAGCAAATCCGATGCCAATGCCGCCGAGGCTACGCAGTCAGCAACCCTGACCACAAACTACACGGCCTACGCCGACGCGGCCCGGGAGAATGCCATCAGCACGGCCAACGCCGACGTCCGGGCCTATTCGTACGCCAAGTCGGCGACGGACAGCGCGATCACGGCGGCAATCCAGCAGCTGCGATCCGAGTTCGTCGGAAGCGGCGGCGCCACGGAAGGCTACGTCACCAATTACGCCTACAGCAAGTCGCAGATCGACCAAGCCGAGGCGGCGCAGACAACCGCAATCACGACGCAATATCGCCAGTACGCCGGCGAAATTGGCGAGCAGGTGCTGACCGCGACCTATGCCGACGTGCGCCAGTACGCCTACAGCAAGTCGAACGTGGACAGCTCCCAGGCAGCGCTGGCCAGCACGCTGCGCGCCGAGTTCACTTCGAACAACGGCGTCAGCACCGCCTACCTGGAAAACTACGCCTACAGCAAGGCACAGACGAACAGCGCGATCACGCAGCAGACCTCGACGCTTGTTTCGACGGTGGGGCAAAACACGACGGCGATCCAGCAACAGTTCACTACGCTGGACGGGCTGTCAGGTCAGCTTGTCTGGAAAATCGACAACAACAACCACGTGACCGGCTTTGGGCTGGCCAGCACGCCGATCAATGGCGTGCCGTACAGCACGATGATTTTCAACGTGGACGTGCTGGCGGTCGCACTGCCGGGCGCTACCACCAGCAAGCCGATCTTCACGGTTGGACAAGTCAACGGGCAATCGCAAGCTGTCTTCCGGACGGATTTAATGGTCGATGGCGGGCTCACCGCACGCATGCTCAAAATCGGCGGCAGCGACAACATCATCCCCGATCCGAAGTTCTACGACCTGGGCTGGTGGGGCCGCGTCGGCGCGCCGGTGGGCGACTACACCGGCATGAACAATGGCTGGCTCGGTGGTGCGATCATGCTGATTCAACCAGGCAGCGGCGTGCGTACGTCTACATCGAAGGCTTTCGTATCGACCCCGGGCGCCACTATGCGCCTCGAGGTGCAGGTTGAACTCTCAAGCGACTACGTCGGAAATTTCTCGGTGTTCTTCTACGTAGAGGGCGCCGAACTGTACTCGATGGGCTGCCCGCAAGTCAGCACGTGGTCGAATGGCGGCTACCCGGGCTGGCCGATCCAGTTTAATAGCCAATCGACGAAGGGTCGATTCAGCTACAACCAGACGATCACAATCCCGCTGAATAGCCAATGCGCGAATGCGCACATGGTCATCATCGACGACACGGTTGCGGGCAATGTGGCCATCGGCAGTTGCAGCGCCACCCGCATGGGCGATAGCGTTCTCATTAAAGACGGCGCTGTTCTGGCCCACCACATTCAGGTCGATAGCCTGCAGGCGATCTCGAGTATTGTCACCGCGCGCGCCGGCGGCACCGGGGCCGGCATCGACCAGGACCAGAACGGGATCCGAATCTACGCCTCCAATGGCATGCGCGTGGTGCAGATCGGGAACCTCGACGTATGACGAACGGTTTGCGCACATGGGACCAAAACACCGGCGCCCTGACATTTGACAGCTACACTGACTTCGTTCTGTTTCCGCAGGTGGAGCAGTTCATTTCCGGAAACTCGCAAGTCGGCAGCGGCGCGGGCCTCACGCTCAGCTACCCGCAGTTCCAGGGCAAGAAAGTGATGCCGTTCCTGACGTGCCCCTATGGGAGCTACACACCCAACCCGGCGGCGACGCTGAGTTGCCGCGTCTCGTATCCCGGCGGCGTGCCCACCGTGAACATTTTCGTTGATAACAATTTTGATCCGCTAACTGGAAACAGCCTGCCGATCCTCGACGGCTACCTGGTCGTGATGCTGACGGGTTCGAACCAATGACGTACGGATACCGCGCGCGCAACGGCAGCGACATCATCACGGTCGACGAAAATTCCGGCACTTATGTCTATCTCGGCAAGTGGCCAATCGACATCAACACCGGCGGACTGTCCGTGCATTGCGTCGGGTACCCGCTCATCTTCTTCGGCATTCCGTACGGCACGGTCAACGGCGGCGAGAATGGCGCCGGCCTGGGCCATGGGTTCCTACGAACGCGCGCCGGCATTTCGATGACCGGCCTGCAGCAGTCGGCAGGCGATCCGAATATTTGGAACGTCAACATCAACTGCAATTTCGTGAACGGCGGCAACCCTGGCCAGCTTTACGTGCGCGTTTTCGGGCTGCTGCACCTAAATTTTCCGAATGGATCGGGCGTGCAGTGGGGCGCCAGGATGTGGAATCAATCGACTGGCCGCGTCTACGTTGATTCGGGCTGCCGGCCGCTGCGCCTCGCCGGCAACACCTACGACACAGAATTGCAACTGCCGGCCGCCGTACCGCTCGACACGGAGCGTGCTGATTCGAAAGACACCGCGGTGAGCCTGCCATTCAACATGGCCGGCAAGTCGATCATGGCAAATACGCGCGGCACGGTGACCTATCCGTTTTACACCGGCACCTACAAGGACTCGGACACGCAGCAGGACATTGACATGTACGACCTGGCGTCGATCGACACCATGTTTTGGTCGTCTGGCAGCGCCCTATACGCGCGGCGCGTGTCCCGGTCGCAATCCTATTACGAGCGAACGAGTGGATTGATCGTGGTGGCACCGCCCCAAGTCGTCTACACGCGCGTCGCCGTCATCGACAACAACCTTTTCCCTTGAGGGCAAATGATCCAGAAACCAATCACCACGGCGAACGGGCCGGCGGCCTTTCACGTCCTGAAGAAAATCGAATCGCTGCGACCATTCGCGGTATTGACGCTGACCGTCGACAGCTATGCCGACGAAGCGACGTACCTGGCCGGCGGTGGACTCATCACGCGGCATACCGTGCCGATGCTGTCACCGACGACAGAAGGCCGTATTGACGGTGACGCGGAGGCTTGGCTGATCGCCGACGCTTCCAGTCCGATCTACGGCGGCCAGATCGTGCCGGACGCCAGCGAAAGCATCGAGGCGCTGCGCACGCGCAAGGCGGTCGAGATGTCGCAGCGATGCGCCGATACGATCCTGGCCGGGTTTGTGTCGTCGGCGCTGGGCTCGGCCTACACCTATCCGGCAAAGCTGAATGATCAGGCCAACCTGACCGCGTCTGTCCTGGCCTCGGTGCTGCCAAGTTCAGGGCCGGACTGGTCGACGCCATTCTGGTGCGCCGACGTCGACGGCAAGTGGGAATTCCGCATGCACACGGCAGCGCAAATCCAGCAGGTCGGCGTCGACGCCAAGGTCGCGATCCTCACGTGCATGACCATCAACGAACAGCTGCAGGCGCAAATCATTGCGGCTGAAACGACCGCCGACCTGGCGGAAATCACCTGGCCCGCATAGGACACCATGGCAAAATTCATTTTCAAGAGCGTCGCGCCGCTGGCAGTGCTGGTCGCGTCATCGACAGCGCTCGGCACAACTGCGGCCAGCATGCTCACGGACATCAAGCAGGAAGTGCACCGCTCGGTCGGCACCACGGCCAGCTACGCGCTCACGTTCGCAGCCGCGCAGACGGTCGGCGGCGTACACATGCCGTGGACCAACCTGTCGCCGACGGCAACGATCCGCGTGCGCGGTTACTCCGACGCGGCCGGTACGGCGCAGGTCAGCGACACCGATGTGATCCTGGCATGCCCGGCGCAGATGATCGACCTGGCCGGCTGGACGCCAGCACAGGCTGCCAGCGCTTATGCCTACGGCGGCGGGGCACACGCGCGCGCGTGGTTCGACAACGTGACCGTGCGGCGTGTGGTGATCGATGTGGTCGACACGGCCAACCTGCAGGGCTACATCGAATGTGGCCGCATCTTCGTTGGCGCTCAATGGTCGCCGGTGGAGACGGCCGACTACGGCGCGCCGGTGACGCAGGAGGACGCCAGCACCTCGTACCGCGACGACGGCAGCAACCTGCGCAGCAACAAGAGCTACAAATTCCGGAAGGCGTCAATCGACCTGTCGCACTTGACTGCGGCGGATCGCTACACCGTCGAGGCCGCGCGCGCCAGCCTGGGCACGTCCGAAGCGTTCGTCTACAGCCTGTACCCGGGCGACGCCGATCACGAGATCGAGAGATTCAATCAGGGCATCTACAAGTTTTCCGCGTCGGCTGCGCTCAGCACGCCGGGCTTCGAGCGATACGCGACCACCTTCGACATGGAGACGGTTTAACCCGTTCCGCCAATCGCAACCAGGCTGCGACGACGCGGCCGCTCAAAAAGGAATATTCATGTCCGATGCAAAGACCCATCCATGTGACGGCAACAACCCGCGCGACCCGACGTACACCGGGGATCGCCGAAAGAATCCACCGAAGGCCACGACGCTGGACCGGCGCACGCTGTACCTGCAACGATCCGGCTCAATCTTCCGAATATTCATGGGCGGCGCCGCAGTGGTCAGTTGGATCATCGCAATGACGGACCCGAACGCGGTGATGTATTCGGTTGCCGCAACATCGGACGGCGCCGCGGCGATCTGGGTGCTCATGATCCTGGGCGCCTGCTTGATGGCCGACGCAATCCTGAACGACGTGCTGCCCGAGCGCTGGCATTGGCGCGTGGCGCTGCGCCAGCGGCACTACCTGCTGGTCGGGATGGCCTTCTGCTACCTGGCTCAAATTTACACCGCATTCGAACTCGGCCGGCATATCAGCCTTGCCTACGATTATTTATGGAGAGCCAGCATGATCATGCTCGCAGCCTTCTACGACGCACATCAACGCCTGAAGGACGCGAAATGCCAGATAGCAAACAACTCTTGAAATTCTGCTGGCTGCTGCTGGCTCTGTCGTTCTCCATGAGCGCCGCTGCTGCGCAATCCACGTTCGTCACGGACCTGTCGGTCATCCCGCTGGGGGCTGTACTCGTGGCCGTCGGCATTTCCATCACCGGCGGCGCCGGCGCGACCCTGGCCAAGATTTCCAGCACGAAGGTTAAGATCGATAACCTGTGGGTCGTGGTACTGAGCGACATGGTTCTGTCCCTGGTTGCCGGCCTGGCCGCCTTCTTCGCGTGCGCCGCATGGGAGATTGCACCGTTCAAAGCAGCGCTGGCCATCCTGATCGCTGGCTACGGCAATGCGCGCGTGCTTGAACGGATCCTGTCAGCCGGCATCTCGCAAATCAGCCAGCGTACTGGCACCACGGAACCGACGCCATGACCCCCGACCAACTCCGCAAGGTGGCGCCGCGCGCGCTGCCCTACCTCCCGCAGATCAACGCGGCCATGGCCAAATTCGGCATCACCGGTCCGGCCAGCCCGGCGGCGTTCGTCGCGCAGATGTTGCACGAGTCGGCGAACTTCACGGCGATGGAAGAAAATCTTAACTACTCGCCGGGCGGGCTACTGGCCACCTGGCCGAGCCGTTTCACTCCGGCGCTGGCGGCGCAGTACGGCCGCACAGCCGCGCACCCGGCGAACCAGACTATGATCGCCAACATCGCGTACGGCGGTCGCATGGGCAACGGCCCGGCGTCGACGAACGACGGCTGGCGGTACCGAGGCCGCGGCCCGGGGCAACTAACAGGTCATGACAACTACCAGAACTGCGGCGCCGCGCTGGGCATCGATCTGCTGGCCTATCCCGAGCTGGTCGCCAGTCCAGACGTCGGCTGCCTGGCGTTCGCCTGGTTCTGGGCCAAAGGCAATCCAACCGGCAAGTCGCTGAACCTGCTGGCCGACTCCGGGCAGATCAACGCGATCAGCGTGGCGGTCAACGGCGGCAACAAGGGCCTGCTCGAGCGCGCGCAATTGACGCGCGAACTGATGGGAGCGATGACATGAAGAACCTCGGATCAAAATTATTGGTCGGCGACGCCGGTTACACGATGTTTCGCTGCCCAGCCTGCGACACGCCGCATGCCCTCAGTACGGCGCCGGGCGGTTGGGGGTTCAATGGCGACGGTGACAGGCCGACGTTCACGCCCTCCGTGCTGGTGACGCACGACGCTGTGCCGACTGCAGGCCCCGGCTTTGAAGAATTTCTCACTGCTCGCGCCTGCCACTCGTTTGTCACCGACGGTCGAATCCAGTTTCTCAGCGACTGCACGCACGCGCTGGCGGGCCAAACGGTCGATTTGCCTGATTGGGGCCCGGCGTGAGCATCCTGGCCGCGCTGTCTCCGTACAAGCTCGTTGCCGAGATCGTCGTGTTCGGTGCGCTGGCTGCCGGCGCCGTGGTCGGCATCCATTTTTTCTTGGAGCATGAGCGCGACATCGGGCGCACCGAAGTCCGCGCCGAATGGGATAAACAGATCGCCATCGACAAAGAGGCAGCGCGCGTGCGCACCGCCGAGTGGGAGGCGCAGCGCGGCACCGCAGTTACTGACGGAGTAAAACGTGAAGAAACCATTCAAAAACTTGCCACTGCTACTGCTGCCGCTTCTGGCGGCCTGCGGGACGCCGTTGCTAAAATCGACCGGGGCGTGCCCGACTATTCCGGCGATGCCCTACGTGCGCTCACCAGCACTTACGGGCAGCTTCTTGCAGAGTGCGTCGGACGACGCACAGAGGTGGCAGTCGAAGCTGAGCGACTCAACTCCGAAAAGCGTACCCTGATCGAGGCTTGGCCGCGCACAACCGCAGCGCCGGATAAGTAGGGCGCTATACTGGCGCGATGAAGACCGTCAAGCCGCCATTGTCCAGGCCCGAACTGCAAGAGATACAAGCGCGTCGGCGCGACGATCCCGACGTCATGGCCTTGTTGTGGGAGATCAAGCGCATGCGTGCGGTACTGCTGTTCGCCGACCAGTTGCAGCGTGAAATGGGTGTGATGAGCGGTCCGCAGGGGATGGTGCTGGACGCCTTGCGCGCGCGACTGAAGGATGAGCCTTGCGTGCTGGAGTTTCCGCGCCTGTCGGATTAGCGGTGCCGTGGCGTCGCCAGCACCCGCCCGGCAGTCGCCAAGCTGACGCCGTGCCGCAGTAGTTCGCGTGCGAGCGCCTGGCGGTTGACGCGCCACTTCGCGGCCTGGGCGTTGCGGATATGCTGGGCGGTGAGGGCGTCGAGTCGGCGGCACATGGGGTAGTGTGGCGCGCGGTCGGCGCTGACCGTTGGATGCGCGTCAAAAGTGGCGCCCGCAGCCCTGTGTAATTCCTTGTGTAAAACCCTGAATTCCGACTGCTTATTTCGGCGTGCGGAAGCAAATGTTCCCTATGGCGCGCCCGTTGTCTTGCCTCATCAATGGCATTCACACTGCAAGGGTCGGCAGTTCGAAACTGCCACTTCCCACCAGAATACATTAGAAAAATCAGTAACTTGAAAGCAGCCGGAGCGAATCGCCACCGGCTCTTTTTTTGCCTGTGTAATTTTCCGGTGTAATTTATCCGGTCTTTTGTGTCAGCACAGACAGTTTATCGAGCGCGGCGCGCTGCGCGTCGACCTGCATGTGTGCATAGCGCTGCGTGGTCGAGACGTTGGCATGTCCTAATATTTTGCTTATCGTGTACAGATCAACGCCCAGGCCCAGCATGATGCTCGCGCAGGAGTGGCGCAGATCGTGGAAGTTGACATGCTCCATGCCGGCCTTCACGCGCGCACGCTGCCAGCCCGATTTGACGCCCTCAAACTCGATCTCCAGAGGGAAGAATGTCAGCCATGGACGCAGCGCCGCGATGATAGGAATCACGCGCATACGGTTCGTTTTCGTGTGGCTGGCGGGCAGGGTGATCGTGTCCTCGCCGATGTGTTCGGCTCGCACCTTCAGGATCTCGCCGCGGCGCGCGCCGGTCAGCAGTGCGAACCAGACGGCGGCCTTGACCTGCGGCGAGCAGTGGTCGGCGATCGCGCGTACCTGCTCAACGGACAAGAACACCTCGCGCTTGTTGTTGACGGCGATCGGCTTGATGCGCAGCCCGTAGTTTTCCGGCGTGATGCGCTGGCGCCATGCAATTTCCAACCCTTTTTTCGCGCACGCCAGCGAGCGATTCACCGTTGCCGCAGCGTATGCCGGACTCCACTCTTTCGTCTCCTCGTCCTGAATGAGTTGGCCCATGTCCTTGATCACCAGGTCGGCGAACTCCTGCGCCTGGCTGGCGCGGAATTTCTTGGCCCAAGGTTCCAGTCGCTTGATATGGCTAATCGAAGTCACTGAACTGCGCAGTCCTTTCGCATGCTCTTCGTAGATGGCCAAGATTGCCACCATCGGCGGATCCCCCGGTATATTCACAGCCTTCGGTGATCGCGCCACAGCCGCCCGTATTTCGGCCTCTACTCGCTTGGCATCACTCGCAGATGTGCCTTTCGGCAAGATGCGGTGAACGCGCTTGCCTTCGACCATAACTCCGACGTGCTTCCGACCTTGATCGTCTTCCCAGATTGACACGATTGATTCTCCTTTAACCATTTCTTGCATTCGGCCAGATCGTACCGCTTCGAGCGTACGCCGACCGGCGTGAACGGCATGCCGTCGTGTTCAAGTCGCCGGATGGTCGACTCGCTCACGCCCAGCGCGGCACATATTTGCTGCCGGTTTAATTCGCCCATCGCCGGGATTTTCACCTTGGCGGCCGACTTGTCGGCAACGCGCGCGGTGACAGCTTCGACGATGCGCGCCAGTTCCACTTCGCTCATATTCACTTCGCATCCTCCTTCGTTCCCGGTATAGCGGGAATGGTGGGGGCGGACTCGATCATGGCGCGGTAGCCGTATCTGCTAATCGCGCCCATTGGCGCAACAGAATTATTCTCGTAGACGGCACGCATAGCCTCCGTAACTTCGACCGGCACGCACTTCCAGCCCTGAGGCACGGTCAGCGCCTCTACCTGGGCGATCAGGGAGAGGATAGCGAATGCCGGCGCATGCTCGCGGTATTCTTCGAGCCGGGCGTTGAAGATGTGCTTTGGGGCGCTTCTGGCCGCGACCAGTTTTTCGGCCGCCGCCTTCAATTCTTCGCGTTGTTCTGGTGTCATGGTTGCTCCTTCGATTCGATAACGACTTGCAACAGCCCGCTGAATGCGTCGACTGCGGCCTCAATGATTTCGCGCCAGTACATCACCATCAGGAACGGCAGCATCAGGACCGGCGACAAGACCAGCAGAAGCACTGCGGTTGCGCGGCGCTGGAAGGGATGGCGTTGCCAATATCGCCTGTAGTCGCTCACGATTTCACCCCGCCTGTTTCAGCGCTGGCCCGAGCGCGGTCTTGCCTGATGACTTCCATCATGTCGACGCCGGCCAGCTTGTTGAACGTGTCGCGCCACCAGAACGAACCGGAACGCAGGGGCTGCGCAAACGCGTCACCACCTGCGCCCATCAGCCACAGATATGCGCTGACCGGAATCGACAGCCGCGCGCTGTCCTCGCCCTGCGCCGTTCGCATGACCGCAGCAAGCGCCTGCTCTCGCGTCATGGTGCTGTCGACACGGATCATGCCGGTGAAGTCGCCTGACGTACTGGCACGCTTAGTAAGCTCGCTCTGCGCCTCGGTGGGGGCTGGCTGGGCCTTGAGGGCTGCGCGGACAAACAGATCGTCAAATGTGGCTAAGTGTTTCTTCCAGGCGCGCATTTCTGTTAACTTTAACGCTAGGCTCATGTTGGATTCGATGGCCGCACGCAATGCGGCGCAATCGCTATCCGCAGTCGGAACGGCGGTTTCTTTGTTGGTCATGGCGTCGGCTCCTTCATGGCTTTCACTTTCTCGGCGTGCCGATGGGCACGTTCGTATGCTTTCTTTGCCGTAAGCAGGTCGGCGCTGGCCTTCTGCGTCATCCAATCGTGCGCCTCGCGCCAGGTTGAGAAGTAGGGCTTAAACTTCGCCTGACACACTGCCCACTTATCGACCGACTTATAGCTGATTCGTGCGATATATCCGGCGAACCACGCTTTCGGATTTGACTTAGCCATCACGCCCCGCCACGGTGTTGTCATGCGGAGCGTTGCAGGTTGCGCATGTGCGGTCGGTCATGGCTTGGCTCCTTTGGTGGCGGCCGATTTTAGGTCGCGCACAAATTCCGCTACGTAGGCTGGGTTGCACATCCGCACCTTGGCGTCGAAGTGCAGCGCGACCTCTTCGAGCACGGCGTCCCGCTCCACGTCCGCTGTTGCGCGCGGCGAGACTTGGACAGCCGCTAATCCAGCCTGATAACGTTGCTCACCGTATTCGATCATCTGGCGCTTTTTGAATGCTGGATACGAGTGGTCAGCATATGTGCATGCTGGTTGAGGCAGCATCGGCTCGTCGCTTGCCTGCACGCCCGAAGCATGCGCTATCAGGTCATTGAGCCGCGCCACTTCTGCGCGCCATTTACGCAATTGCTTTGCAAGTAGTGCTGTTTCGTCGCCAGCCTGCGCTGCGACATTATTTTCGGTGTTGGTCATGGGGCAACCTTAAAATTTTCATCGTTAAATTCATGAAGCCAGCGCGAAGCCGATTCGACACGCGCGGCACGAACATCGTTGGCTGGTGCGCGCTCTTCGGTAAGTGGCTGGACGAGTATCCAAGGCCCAGCAAATGGCGAGAATGGGACGCGGGCCTGACTCTTAACTACCTCCCAACGGTCGCCGTGCTCCTTCACGATCTGCCTTGCGCGCTTGGTCAGCGGTAGAAGGCTAACGACTCGCATCACTCACCCCCGCCTGTCTTGTCGGCCAGTGGCGCGACTTTTCCGCAGACTTGGCATTTCATCCCGCCCGACGATATGTTCCGATCGGGATTTATGTTCCGTCCCAATGCGTTATATATCGCGGGATAGTAAGCGAGGGTTCGGGTATGTGCATGAGTCTCAACAAATCGGCATTCGTTCGGGCGATCACATGGAGGAAGGTTGTCAGCCACGCCCGCTTGACGGCCAAGCGCCTCGATCGGTACGGCCTTGACAGTAGCGGCAAGGGTTAAGCTGTCGGCTCTGGTGGCGAATGCTTCGTCGCCAGTGAGGTAGTACAGAGCGTCGGCAGCGTGCCACTGAGCAGACAATGTTCCAGGAGCCGGATCGAGGATTTGCCGCAAGCGTCGCCCGACCATATCCATGCTGGAATCGCTTACCGCCACGCCAGCAGGGTCTGCAACCATCGGGGCGGCATCAGGCCATGCAGCGCACGCTCCTTCGTGACCAGGGGCGCGAGTGCAATGCCAACCCGAGGGAGGCACAGTGCATGTGGAGCCGCCAGAAGGTCCGATACCGCGGATTTCCTCTGCCAATTCAACCAGCGAGCTGTGGTAGTCGCGGCCTGCTTCACCATAGTGGAAGACGGTAGCGCCAGTGTCAGGCTCGATGCCTGCGTTCTCTTCGAGATACGTTTCGGCTTTCGCATCGATGTAGTCAGCTGCCGCACTCGTATGCGCTTGAGCCACCGGCTCTACAACCATTACGGGTTCCTGAATGGTGGCGGCACGTTCGGCAGAGATTCGCAGGTAGTCGGCGTCGGTCAGCATGTCGTGCAGTGCGAACTGCAATCCTTCTTCGGTCAGCGGGTCGCCTTCACAGTGGTCGATCAGGTAGCCGGGAAACAAGTCCCAATGCACGACGCCAGCGGCCCATACTTCGCCCAGCGTGGCTTTCTGCGCCTGAATGGTGGCAGAGGCTTGGACTGCTGGGGCGCGGAAATTGTCATTGAAGCGCTTGTCGTAGGGGCTGTTAGATTTGACCTTGGCGAACAGATGCGCATTCCAGCTGATCGAAATTTGCTTGAAGCGATAGGCGGCACGGTCAGCGCCGATAACCAGCTCGTTCGGGCGCTCGTTGTCATCGAAGACGATCAGGTACGGCACTTGATCCTGGTCGGCCATTGCCGCGTTCAGCGCATCATCCCCGATGCTCTTCGGCTGGCTGGCTGTGGTTTCGTTGGTCATGGTTCAGTCCTCGAATGCGCGCTTCGTTTGCGCTTTGGTGAAGCCGATAAGTTCGCAGCCTTTTTCGGTTGCGTGGTAGTAGTGCATGTGCGCGCTACTGTCGCCCTTGGTCGCCAATCCTGCAGCGACAAGCCGTCCCATCGCTTCCATGGCCTCGCCGCCACTGGTGGCGTAGTAGTTGCGAAAACCCCATTCGCGCATCTTGTATTGGCTGCTCGCGCCCAGCATGTGCCGTAGCTTGGAGACGTCTGCGGGAGTCACCGCGCCAAGTTCATCAGCCATTGCGCACCCCACCATCGGTATCCTCGTTTTCGTCGTCATCGGGCTGCTCTACGGCCTGGTTGTTGATGCGTCCGCACGACTCGCATTCTGTGTGCGTCAGGTTCGTTATCGGGCCGCGCCAGGTGACATTGCCGCCGCAGGTTTCGCAGATCATGACTGCACCCCACCATCGGTAGGCTGGCTGCTGGCCGCGCGTTCATTGTTGAGAGCAACCTGAACGCAGGTGTCGCGATAGAAATTCATCTGCTCGACGGTGTACAAATCGCGTTGCATACCCAGCATTCGCAGGTAAGGTGCGGGTAGTTTCGGCATTTCTCCGTCGGTAGGCTGGCTGCTGGAAAAAATTGGCGTCCAGCCTTCACCTCCCTGTTTCTGCACCATCATTCCAACACCCGCGACAAGCTTGCTCTCAAGCTTCTTCAATTCGGATGTGCGGACATATCCAGTTGGTTCGGTAGGCTGACTGCTGGCCGGCTTAATGGCGTCGATTGCGGCTTTCCAGGCCTTTCGCCAAGTAGTGTGCGGCCAGTCGTCGCTGCATTCTTCCATCGCGTCCATCATTGCTTTTGATGGTTCTACTGGCACGATTGCGTATTTCGCACCCGAGAACAGCGCTTTCACGTCCTCGGCGCGGTAAAACTGGCGGTCCAGATGCAGCGGCAAGTCGTCAAGCATTGAAGCGAAGTCGGTAGGCTGGCTGTCGAGCGCATCAGCAGCGCGAGATTTGATGCCAGCTTGCAACTCGCGGAGCTCGGTGCTGGTGATCGCCCACAGGTCATCACGGTTAGTCTGCTTTCCGCGAATGGTGTCGGTGTACAAAATCATGCGCGACCACGCTGGATGCTTCTCGCTCGGCTCGGAGGGCGCTTCAGTAGCGCGAGATTTGACGATGTTGAGCGCGCGTTGTGCAACGCGGTACGTGGTTTCGCAGGTAGGGTCGCCCAACTTGTTCAGCCGCATGTAATCGGCCTTCTCGTCCAGCATCAAGTTCAGCGCGTTTTCGAGCATCTTTTCGCGCTCGCTCGGCTCGGAGGTCGCGTCAGCAGCGCGAGATTTGCCGAATACAAACGTCTTGAAGTCAGCACGCAGCGCGGCGCCAATGTCGATGCCGTCGAAATCGCAGCCATCCCATGAGGTGAAGATTGGCTCGATCAACGTGGCGAGGTCGGAGGGCGCATCAGCAGCGTGGGCCGACGACGAGAATGCTGCGATCAAGTCAGCGGCGGCGTGGCGCGCATCGCGGTGGCCGATCTTGTACGCTTGGAACTCGGACTGCACGACGAAGTGCGACAGCGTTTTCGTGCACGGGATATTCATCACCGCGCCGTAAAGATGGTCGGTTGCCGCCGCTACCGCCTCGCCACGAACAGCAGCGACAGTTTCGCCGCATTCAGGGCAATGGCCCTCGCGCTTGTAGCTGTGCTCACAGTCGTCGCCACGAACAGCAGCGCCCTGGTCGTTGCGCACCTCGGCGCCGCTCAAATCCTTCAGCGGCCTGAACATTTCTTTGTCGTCCATCGTTTTCCCCTTGCTCCATTCGATTTCGACTGCCGTGCGGAAGTCGGTAATTTCGCCTGCTTGGCTCATCGTGTCGTCGCGTAATTTGCACATGGTCAGGCTCCTAGTTGCCGCGAGGCGGCGGTTCGTGGAATTCGACGCCCAGGCCCGCGCCGAACGCGTGCACCTGGTCGAGATATTGGGCAAATCCTTTGATCGTCAGGTCGGTGGTCGATCCCACCAGCACATGCCCGCCGCCCGGGCCGTCCGCCCACTTTTGGTAGCCTTCGTCCTTGCACAAATCAGCGTCGTACGTGTCGGGCAAAAACTGCTCCTTGAAATACACGTGCCACACCTCCGCGCTGTGCTGCCGCCCGAATACCCATGCCTGCTCGGTGATGTCCTTCAGTGGGCCGACCCACATCAGCGCGTTCTGGTCCAGTTTCCGGGCCTTGACCTCCTCGCGCACCAGGATTTCTAGTGGCTTCGCGTCGTCCAGCGGCACGGTGCGAAGCAAGGCTATGGCGCGCTCAACCTGCTCCGGGCCACGCAGGAGCAGCTTTCGCTGCGTGAATTTTTGGCGCGTCATGGCGGCGTTGGCTCAGGCTCGATCCAGTAACCCGGGCAGCCGTCGTGCTCGCCGTAGTCGAATCCCTTGCAGCCTTTGTCGGCGTGCTTGCATGGGCTCGAACAGTCGTCGCCCATCGGCAGGGTTTGGTGGCCCTTGACCAATTCGTCTTGCAGGGCGTCGATCGCCTCCAAGCGCGACAGAGGCCGACCGTCGTCATCGTTGAACGCCGATTTCTTCGAGCGCGATTCGGCCAGGTTGCGCAGGGCGCCGCGCACTGAAAGGCACATGCTGATGCGGCGGGTGCCGAAACGCTGCTCTTCGCTCATGCTGCCTCCGCCAGCGTGCGTGCTGCGTCGAAATCGATCCGGCTCAGGCGCTCGACCGCTTCCAGGATGCTGAGGTCGAACGCCGTGGCGACCATGGCGATGATGTCTTTCGTACTCTCGGCCAGGGCGGTAAGCTCGATGCGCAGCATGCTGCTGCCCATGACGCGAGCGGCGCGCTCGGCCGGCGGCAAAACTGTCAGGTCACTTCCGGCGATTGCCGCCAGTTCGTTTTCGTTCGTTGCGCTCATGCTGCCCGTCCCATGCTCAGAAAATCGTTGACCTTGACCTGCACTTCGGCCAAGAATTGAAGAACCTGCTCTTCCAGGTTTGCGATGTATTTCGGGTCCCGCTCGACGCGCTGGCGGTACAGCTTCAAATGCTCGCCGCCGGTTTGCATGCGTGGGTCGTAGCTGCAAAAGTCGATCCAGTCCAGATCCAAGATCCACATCTGACCCATTACCTGCGCCAGGTGATGCTCGGGCATGCCGTCGGCCCAGGTCATCAGGTGGATGCCGCTGTTGTGCGGGCATTTAATTTCTACCCCGCCTTTGGCGCCGACGCGACCGTCCGACGATGCACCCACCCATTTATGCTTCGGATGCTTGATGAAGCCGACTTCGGTGACGATGCTGCCAGTCACCAGTTCGTACTCGGCGCGGGCGAACGGCTCGGCGTCCGTGCCCCATGCCATAGCGAAGCTGCTCGCGCTCTCGGTCGGCTCGCCGGTGATGCGTTCGACCACCAGGCGCATCAGGTAGTCGTCGCGCGCTTTCAGCGGCTTGCCGTCGCGCTTGCTGACGGCCATGATGTCGGCGAAGCAGGACGCTGTCGCGCAGCCGGCCCGGTCGCGCAGCCAGGATTCGCTGCCCTGGTCAGATTTACGCTCAATCATTTCGCGTCTCCCAGCGCCCAGATGCGCTTATGTTCTTCGGCGCCCAGCAGCTTGCGTTGCTCGACGGTCATCTTTTCGAACATGGCGGCGTAGGCCTCCTGGCCCTGCTCGGTCACGACCAACTCCAGATCGGCAATCATTTGGTCACGCGCTGGCGTCGATTCGACTGCTTGCGTTGCGGTCGCGATCTTCGTGGCGCTCTGGCGCACCGGGCGCGCCGACGGCGTGATGTCGCGCGGTTCGATGTCCATGATTTCTTCGGCGATCGGCATGCCACGCAGCACGTCAGGGAACACGTCACGCAGCGCCCAGGACCGGGCCCGCATCTGCATCATCCGTTTCGGGTACTGCGTCCACGGCCCGGCCTTGCCGATCAATCCGGCTTTCTTGGCGTCGTCCGGCGTGAAGATGCGAATCTGCTCGTCCTCGCCGCGGCGTTTGACGCGGCAGATAGCCTTGCCGTCGATTTCTTCCTCGATGACGTACTCGCACAGTGGCGAGGACCGCACCAGTCCGATCACGGCGTCGCCCCAGAGCGATGGGCGCCCGTTGATGACGGCGATGTTTTGCATGGCCTGCATGGGCTGCAACCCCAACTCCATGCCCCATTGGATCGCCACCAGGACATTGCCCGGGTTGCCGATGAACTCTTTCGGGACGATGCTCGACTTCGAGAGGATTTCCGCGAACTGGAGCGCTTGCGCCAGGTCCTGCGGCGCGAGGGAAAACGATGCCTTGCCGCTTGCCGGCGCTGCGGCCAGTTGCTGCGACTCAGTGTTGGTGACTGCGTTCATTTGTTGCCTTTCTGCCGAGACTCTGCCGGCGTGGGTTTTACTTCCAAAACTTCCAGTACTTCAAAGCCAGTGCTACCGCACCGCGTCGCCTGAACCCGCATCCGAATGGCCACTTCACGGCATCCTCTCCAGCACGCCGGCAGCCATCAGGACCAGCATCACGATGGCGAATGCGGCCATGGTGCGGAGGAAAAGGGCGGTCACGACATGCTCCACGTGTAGATCAGCAGGATGAGGAGGGCGAGAGCGGCGCCGTAGCCGGGCGTGCTGGCCTTCATGGCATCCCCGCGCCGATTTCAGCAGCGGCCCGGACGATGGCGCGGCGTGTCGCTTCGAATGGATTGTTGGCATGGCCTTCGCAATAGCCTTCGCCAGTCCAATGCTCGGTATTCGCGGCCGACATACTTGCGCCGTTGTCGATACTTATTTCCATGCCCAGCTTCACTGCCAGCCGCAGCGCGTCGCCATCGTCCGCAAGCGGCGCCCACGGCTTCGATGTGTCGATGCCGCCAGCCTTCGCAGCCAGTGCCAGCAGTTCGTCGTCGCTGCGGCTCATGGCATCACCTGTTCGAGCGCGGCGCCAGCCAGGATCACCAGCGCCGCCAGCGCGAGCATCACGCCCGGGTGCCGGTCCGTGACCTCGATCTTGTGCAGCAGCACGAACCCAATCGGATCGAATTGCTTGCATGCCCCGATCCCGTCCGCCTGCCGCACGCTGCTGTCGAATGCCGGGCGCGGCGTGGACTGTTGCGGCTGACGCTCGGCGCGCGCTTCGAGGCGGTGACGCATGGCTTGTTCGTCGCGGATCATTTGGACAGCTCCGCAAGCAGCGCATCGGCGTACTCGACAGCTTTCGCCGCGCGAAGTTCGGTCGTTTTGGCGCCCGAATAGTCGCCAGGGCAGGCCAGAATGCCTTGCAGGGCGGCGGTTGCCACGTACTCGCGCAGCGACAGCCCGGTGTGCTGCTGATCCAGTGCCGCAACTGCTTGTTCGATCTCGCCGCGCGCCGCCTCTGGCACGTAGAACATCATTCCGCCCCGGCTTGGAAACGCCGGTCCGCCTGTCTTATCCATCGCTGCTCTCCGTTATTTAGTGGGTGTTTGCACCGCTAATGCCGCCTCGTGGGCGGCTTGGATCAAGGCGGCTTTTCAACTCGCATTTCAGTACCTACCCGACTGGTTGCGGTATTGGCTCGCTATCTGGCGCTTCATCGGGTCTGGCGAGCCGCGTAGGTCCAGGTAGCGGCTCAAGCACTCCAACTGCCGACCGCTGAACAGCGTCGTGATGTCGTGCTGCGTGCCGGCGACCATCACGGTGATGACGTTGGCGCCTTCTTCGGCAGACCAGTCGCCGTACAGGTCGATGGCCAGCGTCTCGTCGTAGTCGTGGTCGGCTGTCAGCAACTTGCCGCGAATTTCTGGCGCGAGCAGGGCAGGGTTCAGCGGGGCGTTCATTTGGCGGCCTTGTTTTCAGGGACCAGGTGCCAGCCAAGTTGCCGACGCACTTCCTCCGGCGAAAGCGGTGGCACGTTCTCTGCCCGGCGCTTTGCCATCACGTCGCGCACCAGCTGCTTGTCTGGATGGGTGGCGGTCATGGCTTACCAGCCCTTCAGCACGATCACCGCGCCCACCGGCATTACTGCCGCTTGCGCTTCGGTCAGCTTCGGCGTCACCAGCTGCGCGGCTGGGCTGGCTTTCTGGATTGCTTCGATTGCGGCTCGGTCCATGGTGGGCTCCGGTGTGTTTGTTGAGGCGATGACGTATATTAGTCCGACTGATTTATAGTGTCAACAGTCCGACTAATAAATATCCAGAAAATTATTTATTTGTTGGAGATGGCTGCGAAGTTGTGGCGGCTAGGCGTACGGACGTAAAAAAACCCGCTCGGGGCGGGCTGTTCTGGGCGGAAAATACCCGCGCTGGCGGGTATCTGGTGCGCCTTAATCTAACGCGTGGAGTGCGCTCTTCGCTTCGTACAGAGACTTGCCAGCGCAGCTCTTGTTCCACGCCCCACGCGAATTGCTAATGGCATCTTTCGCCATCGCAGCATGCTCGACATTCATCCCGCCGAATCCATTGCGAGCCCGGTAGGTAAGGCACACCACCTTGCCGTCCTGGCTGGCCGAGATATCGATCCACTCGACTGAATTCGGCTCGCGCAGCCTGTTTTTTACCGCTCGAAGCGTAGCTGCCGTATTGACGAACCGCGCATTCTTTTCAAGCGCCTCCCTGTCCTTGGCGGCCTTCTCTTCAGCCGTCAATACCGGTTCTGGCACTGCCTTTGGCTTATCACCTCCGATAGAGGAGGCTACGACAATGACGAGAAAGCAAATACCTATGATGTAAGTCATTACGCCTACAGGCTTTTTCGGCTTGACTCCGCAACTGGGGCAGGCCACCGCCTTGGTACTTATCTTGGCGCCGCATTCGGCGCATGGTCTCAGAGCCATTTAGCATCCCTACTGCGGCATCACGGCGTGCCGGCTCGCCTAAAACGGTAAATCATCCGGGTCTGGCGGCAACTCCAGGTTGCGCCAGACCCATTCCTGCGAAGTCAGTACGAAGTTCGGGGTAAATGCGCCCTGTGATCGAATGCCATCCTCTGCTTCCCAGTCCGGCGTGGTCACCGTGACTGGCATCATAAAGTGTTTGTCGAGACGCTCCAGCAGTCTGGGCATTTCTGGCCCGTCGAACACCGATGGATCGACCTCGACGACGATCATCGGCGCGATCCATCGGCCGACGGCTGATCGCATTTTCAATCCAGCCGCCCGGACACCACGCGGCCAGGTTGATAGACCACCTTGCCGATGATATCGCAGTCCGGCGACCGGTACGGCTTCGGGTCGTACTGCGGGTTAAATGAGCGCAGCATCCATTGCTCGCCCTGAAGTGCCAGTTGTTTGACGACCGGGTTGCCTTCGCAATTTACCGCGTAGACCTCGCCAGAAACCATCTTCCGATCCGCCACGTTGATAACGATCGTGTCGCCATTGGAAAAGACGGGCGCCATGCTGTCGCCACGGACCTTGATGGCCAACAGGCAATGCGGACTCCAGCGCTGCCCTTCGATGGCCTTGCGAGGGATATGGATCACGCCGCCGTCCTCAAATTCGCGGTCGGCGTCGAAGCCAGGGAACCCGGCTTGCACCTTGATATTCACTGACTTGATCGCAATGAGCTCGCTTTCGTCCTGATCTTCTGTCGTGACAGGCGTGGCCTTGCGTGTGAATCGCTGGCGATCACGCTCGTCAATCTCACCGGTTGCCACCCAGTTGTCACCGGCAAGCTTATTGCTAAATTCCTTAATGGAACAGCCGAGCAGCTCCGAAAACTTTTTCGCAGACGCGACGTTTAGTGGAATTTTCCCATTGAGGTACTGGCTCATCGCGCTCTGATTGAAGCCGAGCATTTCGCTGACGGCCTCCTGGGAGGATGGAAGGCCCGCATCACGCTGGGTTTTCTGCCAGATGACAAACAGCGCCTTCAATCGGGCGGCGTCCTCAAGCTGGTCTTTTGATAGTGGGAGGGCTGGCATCGCGAGAGAATATAAGTAAAACTAATAATCGGCAATTAGTCGGGACTGTAAAATAAATCAGTCGGACTGTTGACAGTGGCTAAACAGTCGGACTAATATTCCGACTATGAACAAATTTCATCACATCAGAGCACAGCTCGGCGTCACGCAACTCGCGATGGCGCAAGCCCTTGGCATGTCGCAAGGGAACGTCTCCAACTACGAGAACGGTCAGACCGTGCCTCCGTATGTGGCGAACAAGCTCATCGAGTACGCGGCCTCTCTTGGCCACGTGCTGACGTACGACGCTATCTACGGCGCCGTCCAACTGGAGCCCGCCCCACCTTGACACCTCGCCGACCGCATCACGGCAGGCATACCTACGTCCTAATTTTCACGTTTCAACATTCCCTCACCGGAGATTCACATGATCGATACAACCCGCTACCTGCTGCACAAGGTCTACGTCAATGAAATCGAGGACGACGTAATTGCCGAGCATTGCCGCGCTCTCGGCATCACCCGTAGCGAGTTTTACCGCCGCGCCGCACTGAAGGAGGCCGCGCCGCCGAAGTCCCTACCTGCGCATCGTATTCGACGAGCGCCAGGGCGTGAAGGGCCCAAGTCGGGCCCACGCCTGCCGCGCACGTTTGCGAAGCGCCACGGCGGTGCGCCGACTCCACTTCGGATTTGACTCAAACCGTAGGACTTAGGAGCTGCTTATGAGTATCAAAGCGAATTTCGACAATGCAGCAGTCGCGTTTTACCGGGCACATAAAGCATGGAAGGCGGCGCCGGACGGGCTGCAGAAGGTTGAAGCAAAACGGGCACTTGGCAAGGCGCGCAGCGAGTTCATCACGGCTGGCGACCTGCACGTGCCTGTTGAAAAAAAGCCGCCAGAGCGCTGACGGCATCCCACCAATGAACCATAAACCCGCGCTGCTTTTGACATTGACGCGGCGCACAAGGAGTTGAAGGTGAAAACAAATGAATGACTTGATCACCGCTGAGTACAACGGCGTCCCGTTCAGCTTCCAGCCGGATGGATGGTTTAACGCAACGCTTGCGGCAAAGCGCTACGGAAAGCAGCCGAAGGAATGGCTCAGGCTCGATGAAACCAACGAATACATCGCGGCACTCAGCCAACTTTCAAATGGGGGCCAAAACCCCATTTGGCACAAAACGAAACGCGGCAACAACGGCGGCACATGGCTTCACCCGAAGCTGGCCGTTCGCTTCGCTCAGTGGCTCGATGCACGTTTCGCCGTCTGGTGCGACATGCAGATCGACGCAATCTTGCGTCCGGCTAACCCTGCCAACGATGCCGACGCTATCAGCACCGTCAACGACCGTTCAGGGCTGCTTCTATCGGCGGTGTTCAGTGTCATTCGCCACCGCCTTGGCTTCGGCACCGTCTACCAGGCATTCAACAGCGCCGCTGGCTCGGATCACTTCCGGCACATGACCAAGGCGCAAGTTCGCCAAGCCGAGCCTGTCGCGCACCGCATCGCCAACGGCGCGGCGACCGAGCAGGACTGGCAGTTGATCGAATCGAACCGCGCCGACAAGCCGGCCGCGCCGCAGCAACATCAACTCAGCTTCTCCAGCACCGACGCGGCGGTTTCCAAATGATCACCATCACCATCATCTTCCGCACGCTCTACGCCTTCTGCCGCCTCGGCTTCGACTACGCCCGGCTGCGGCCTGCGCACGCGGTTGCCGCTGGATGTGTTCTGGCTGCTGCGGCATGGGCGGTTGCATGAGCGCGCTGACCAACTGGTTCGCGGGCGATGTGCGTCCCGAGCGTCCCGGCGCCTACGAAACCAAGAGCGCGGATCACGAGCGCACTTGGTTTCAATACTGGAACGGCACTCAATGGGGCGCCTATTGCACCACGCCAGCGATTGCCGAAAAGGATGCCAATTTTCGCTCGGCCCGCCAGTTTCCATTGTGGCGCGGCCTCGCCTCCGACCCGAGCGTGACGCCATGACCGACGACGACTGGCAAGTTCGACCGCGCCGCAACCCGCCGCAGAAATGAAAAAAGGCCGATTGCAGTCGGCCTCTCGAAAACACAAATCACTTGGAGCAACCATTATGTTACACGATCTGAAAAAACCCGCGCTGCACCCGGTCAACCTGCCAGCCCTGCATCTGCGCGCTGCCTACCTCACCTCGCTGGAGCAGTTCCTGCGCTTGGCGCAACGCGCTGCGGCTGAGCAACAGGCGGCAGCAGGGAAGGGGCGTGCGTTATGAGCGCCGCCGATATCGAACGCTTCAAACGCGACGTCGCGGAACATGCAATCACCGTGATCCGTAACGAGGGCGTCTACCGACACATCAAATTTGCGCAAGGCGATTCCAGCTGCTACCGATTCGACCTGGTGACGTTCCCCGGCTACCTCTGCTACACCGGGGACATGGGCACCTACGTGTTCGAGCGCACCACCGACATGTTCACGTTTTTCCGCAAAACGGACTGGACGTCCATCGACTTCCGCTACTGGGCCGAGAAGTGCGAAGCCTCTGACCGCGACGGTATTCGCAAATTCAGCCATGACGCATTCGCGAAGTGGGTCCGCGCATGGATCGACGATCGCGAAGCCGATGACCGGCCAGATGATGACGAGCCAGAAGAATTGGCGATCCATGCTGCGGCCTACGCCGAACTGCGCGCCGCCGTCGAAAGCGACGTATGCGGCTCCGACAGCAACGATGTGCGCTGCTACGACGCCATGAACGACTTCCGGCATGAGGGCGAGGCCTGGTCGGCGCTGCACGGCAAGGACGCTCAGTTCGAGTTCCATGACGCATGGGACGGCTTCGACTCCGCTACGCATGAATACACCCTGCGCTTCAAGTGGTGCTGCTACGCGATGGCTTGGGGCATCCAGCAGTACGACGCGCACATGGCGGCCGCCGAGGTGCCAGCGCCCAAGAACGACGATCCATTCGCCGACGACGACACAGCCGCAGTCGAAAAGAGCATCGCGCGCCACGCAGCCAAGATCGGCGGTGCAGCATGAGGCCCTTCGTCACCGGCTTCGCCATGGTCGCCATATTCGTTGCCGGAATGATCGGCTGCATCGAGGTCATCAGCGTTCCGCAACGCGATGCAGCGAAAGCCCGCCAAGCCGAATGCGCCACTCGCGGCGGCGCCCTGGTCCTCGACATGTCTCGCGTTGAGCGTTGCGTCAAGGCGGTGCTGCCATGATCGGCGCCAGTCCACACCGCGTCGCCAACCTGCGTCGCCTGATAGCCTCCCTCGCCAGCGAAATGTCCCGCAGTGAGATCGCCACGCTGTTTGGCTGCTCCGAATCCGGTGCCCGCAATTACATCCGCGAACTCCAGCCCATCTTGATCCTGGTGCGCCGCGATGGCGTCACCGCGCATTCAGTGGGGCAGCCGGTCTATCGCATCACCGATGACGTCGCGGCCGTGCAGGAATTTATTGCTGCGCTGGAGGCAAGCGTTGTTCCGCCCACGCCGCGCAAGAAGCCGGTCAAGGTGGTCGATGCGACGCGGCATGTGCATATCCTGGCTGATGATGAGGCGTTCGTGCCGAGGTTGCATCGCGGGCTGCCGCAAAGGGATGCGCTGGTGGCGGCTTTCTTCGGGGAGGCGCAGCCATGAAGGCAATCGATCTATTCTCGGGATTGGGCGGCTTTTCGTGTGGCGCCGAAATGGCAGGCGTCGACGTGGCGTGGGCTGGCAACCACTGGCCGGCCGCGGTCGAGATTCACGCGGCCAACCACCCTGGCGCTGAGCACGCGTGCCAGGACCTGCAACAGACCAACTGGCGCGACGTGCCGGCGCACGACATCATGCTGGCCTCGCCGTGCTGCCAAGGCCACAGCCGGGCCCGCGGCAAGGCCAACGGAAATCCGCAGCACGATGCCAGCCGGTCGACCGCATGGGCGCCCGTGTCGGCTTTGGAATACCACCGGCCCCGCTTCGCAGTAATCGAAAACGTGGTCGACCTCGCACAATGGGCGCTGTACCCGGCATGGTGCGCGGCGATGACCGCGCTGGGCTACGCGATGACGCCGATGGTCGTTGACGCGGCTGACCATGGCGTGCCGCAGCACCGAGAACGCCTGTTCATCGTCCTGGTGCTGGGCAAATATCCGCTCGAAATCAAACTGCCGCGGCGCGAGCATGTGCCAGCCAGTTCGTTCATCGACTTCGACGCCGGCAACTGGCAGCCGATTGAAAAGCCGGGCAGGGCGCCGGCCACCTTGAATCGAGTGCGCGCCGGCCGGGCCAGCTTTGGCGATCGCTTCATCATGCCCTACTACGGCGGCGGTTCGGGCTTGACCGGGCGCTGCCTTTCCCGGCCGGTCGGCACCATCACCACGCGCGACCGCTGGGGCATCGTCGACGGCGACCGCACGCGAATGATGTCGGCAAACGAATGCCGAGCCGCGATGGGCTTCCCCGCCGGCTACATCCTGCCGCCGAAACACACCGACGCCGTGCACATGCTCGGCAATGCCGTGGCGCCGCCGGCCGCGCGCGACGTGCTCACTGCGATGCTGGAGGCCGCATGACCACCTACATCGTCAACGGAAAAATGACCGTCGCCTGCTGGACGGAAGTCGAAGCCAACTCTCCCGAGGAGGCCGTCGAGATTGCACGAAAGCGCGACGTTGCCGAGATCGAAATCAGTCTCAGCTATCCCGAGGATGAGTGCTGGAATCTGAATAACGGCGGCACGCCCTTTGACATCAGCGCGGAGGTCGCATGACCCGCTCAATCCCCCGCTGCACCTGCTGCGGCCGCCTCCAGGGCGAGCCTCACGCCGCCGGCTGCCGCTACTTCAACACCATTCGGAGGTCCCATGACTGAAAAGAAACGTGCCCTGTCAACTGACTGCCTGGCATTCCGCGCCGCGTTGCCGATGTTCGCGCGCGGGCCGCAAACGAAAGAAGGCGTCCTGCTGCTGGCCGACTTCGGCCACACGGCAATCCTGCAATCGAAGCGCTTGGAGACGGCGATGAAATCCGGCTGGCTGGTCGAGATCGGCGGCTTGATTCACCTGTCGGAATACGCCATGCACTACTTCGAAGGCACCGAGCCGGAGCCGCAGGCACCGAAGCCGCCGACCGGCAGCCTCGCCACGCCGCGCGAGAACCTGCATGCGATGGAGCCGCTGTCGCGCAAGCACTTCCTCAACGTCAAAGGTCCGCGCGCGGATGCGCCTGATGTTCGTGCGTATCCATCGATCTACGCCAAGGTGACGCCATGACTGCGCATCTGAAGGTCGGCATGATCTGCATCCTGCGCAACGACCCGCACCTGACCGTGCCGAGCGCTGAGCGTTACAACGGCGAAGAGGTCGAAATAATCCACGGCCTTGCCTGGACGGAATTTGCCGATGGATCCGCGGGCTACACGTACGATATTCGCGTGCCAGGCGGCGATGAATTTTGTGCATTTCCGCACGAGCTCATCCCGAAGCAGCCACCCACCGGCCTCGCCACCGTCCTTGAATGGTTCACCGCGCCGGCGCCGCGCGAAGTGGATGCGGCATGAAAGTCATCCTCATCGTATGCGCGGCATGGGCGACGTGGCTCGCGCTCATTAGCCTGAAATACCCCGGCTTGGTTCCTGCTATGTGGCACGCGCTGTGCGCTCGCGTAATGGGGCTGGCATGACACTCACCAGATCCGGCATCAAACCCGGCAAAGGCTTCAAGCCCCGCGCCAAATTCCTTCGCGCTGCATCGCGCAGCAAACCAGCATCCAGTGCAGGCGTGCTGCGTGTCGACGCGGTGCAGCGGGAGAAGAGGACGAAGAAGTCACGCCCGAAAGCGACGCCAGCCGATCGCGCGCACATGGGCGCCGTCGCCGCGATGGGCTGCTGCCTCTGCGAACACCTGGGCTCTGGCGCCACGCCGGCCGAAGTCCACCACGTTCGCGCGCGGCACGGCTGGGGCAGGTCGGGGCACGACAAGGTGATTCCGCTTTGCCGCGCACACCACACGGGCCAGCCGGGCGGCGTGCATGACATGGGGCGCGAGGAGTTCACGGCTCTGTACGGGGTCAGCGAAATCGAACTGCTCGAGCGCGTGACGCTTCGGCTTATCAGCGGGAAAGTAACGAGTTCTGACCTCGCCGCAATCCCTAAACAAATATCACTGGAGCAATAAATTGTCTAATCCAATTATCTCATGCTGCAAGCGCAGCGCCACGCCGGCCAATCTGGCCGTGATCCTCGTCAACGCATTGGGGGGGGGCGTGACCATGGGAGCCTTCTGCGTATTCGGCATCAGCCGCACCGTCTGCAAAACTCTCGCTGCACGTAAAACACCAGAACGGGAAGGTCGCGAGCCGGTCCCGATTGCCGTATGGGCTGCGCGCCGCGATGCGCTGGCCGAACAGCTTTTCATCGACTCCACGCGCCGCGTAAAGATCAGCCCCGAGCTGGACGCGCCGCAGTTCTGCCGCGACTGGCTGCAGGCAGACCCGGGCAACGTGCGCGACACCGTACTGATGGTGCGCGGGCCGAAAGTTGACAAGCACGGCAACGCGGTAACGCGCAATGGAATTCAAGTCGAAACGTGGCTGAATTACGAGGGCGAGTGCGCGCGGCTGAAGATCACACCATACCTGTTCGCGGAGGCGTCATGACCTCCCGCGCCAAGAACGTCGCCGTCGGCCGCAGCCAGCGCAACGACGCCCGCGTCTCCGCGCTACTGGTCGACAAGCAGCTGAGCAATCAGCAAATCGCCGACGCGTTGCACATGTCCCGCGACAGCGCGCACATTTACACCCGCCGACTGCGCGACTGCACGCCGAAGCGCATCTACCTGTGCGGCTGGCTGCACGCCCCGAAAGGCAAGCCGGCGCCACTGTTCACGGCTGGAGACCTGCCTGACGTCGAGTACGCGTCGACTCGCAAGAGTAAGCAGCCCAACCGGGCGATCGCGCAAATCGAGAGAATCAAAATAGCACTGGCTGAGCCGAAGACCGCAAATCAACTAGCCGTCGCGATTTTTCGATGCAATAGCCAGACGCACAAGTACCTGCGGATGCTGCGCGACGAAAAACTTGTCTACATCAAGGGTTTGGCGCCGCTGGATGGACGCGGCGAACAAGCGCCGATTTACGCGCTGGGGAATCTTCCGGATGCGGTCAAGCTTCGCCAAGCGCGCGGCGAGCGCAGCCAGAAAGAGCAGGCCAGCCCAAGTCGAAAATTCCAGGTCGGTACGTCACGTCGGGCCCGCCGTCGTAAGGAGAAGAGCCTGCCGCCGCCAGTACCAGCCAGCCCGTTCGCGGCGCTATTCCAAATCAACCAGGAGGGCGCAGCATGCTGACCCGCGCCATCAAATTCCTCGCGTCCTGCATTCGCCTGCGCTCTATTGGCTCCGCGCTGTGGGTTGACGCCTATGACAACTACAACGAAAAGAATCGCCCATGACCCAGCAAATTGACATGATTCCTGTCGAGTCCGTCCGTATCAATGGCGGCACTCAGTCCCGCGTCGAGTTGAATCAGGCGACGATTTCCGAATACGCCGAGTCGATCCGCCTTGCGGTTGATCTGCCGCCGGTTGTGGTGTTCTTCGATGGCGCAACGTTCTGGCTTGCCGACGGGTTCCACCGATTCCACGCTCACCGCGAGGCCGGCGCCATGGAGATCGCGGGCGACATTCACACTGGGACGCAGCGCGACGCCATCCTGTATTCGGTCGGCGCCAACGCTGCGCACGGGCTACGCCGCACAAACGCGGACAAGCGCCGCGCCGTCGAAACGCTTTTGAATGACGCGGAATGGGCGGCATGGAGCGGAAACCAAATTGCGAAAGCCTGCGCAGTCTCCGAAAGCTTTGTCCGCCATCTTCGTTTAAACGAAGATACGCCCGCCGCGCCGCCCATCCGCATCGTTGAGCGTAACGGCAAAACCTACGAGCAAAACACCACCAACATCGGCAGGCCAGTGCCGCGCGTGGAATCGGATTCCACCCCGGCGCCCAAGTCCGCGCCGACGATCGCAACGCCACGCGCACCGGAGTCGGCGCCGGGCCCGGTCGAAACCATTGCCGACGAACCTGACGCCGCGCCAGCTCCGGAACCGGAAATCGGCGACATCACCGAATTGCGAGAGAAGGTCGCCGAACTGTCCGATCTGCTGCAATCGACGCTGGCCGACAACGAAATGATGGGCCGCGTGTTCGACGCCGACGACCAGATCAAGGCAGCGATGGCCGAAGCGACGCGCCAGCGCGCCATTGCGGAAAACGCCGAACGCACCCTGATCGCCAAAAACGGCGAGTTCGTCGAGCGCGCCCGCGCCGTTACCTACTGGCAGAACCGCGCGACCAAAGCCGAGAAAGCCCTGGAAAAACTGGAGCCTAAAAAATGACGACCAACTACGCAAGTGCGAAATTCCCCGAGCCGCGCCCATTCCAGACTGCCGCCCGCCTAAAGCTGCGCGAAGGGTTTGCCGCCGGCCACCGCTGCCAGATGTTGATGAGTCCCACCGGTTCCGGCAAGACGATCCTGGCGATGTTCCTGACGCACGAAGCCCTGCTGCGCAACAAGCGCGTGATATTCGTCGCCGACCGCCGCACCCTGATCAACCAGACGTCGGAAGTCGCCGACTCGCTGGGCCTGATATCACACTCCGTCCTGATGGCTGGCCACTGGCGATTCAACCCGTCCCTGCCATTCCAGATTGCCAGCGCGCAAACGCTCGCGCGCCGGTCGTGGCCCGACGCCGACCTGATCATCATCGACGAATCGCACACGCAACTGAAAGCGTGGACGGAGCATATCCAGACATGCCGCGCCGCCGTCATCGGCCTGTCGGCGACGCCATTCAGTTCCGGCCTGGGCAAACTGTTCACCAACCTGGTCAACGCCACCACGATGAACGAACTGACGCAATCGGGCGTACTGGTGCCGATGCGCGTCATGTCCTGCACGAAGGTCAACATGAAGGGCGCAGCAACCGCCGGCGGCGAATGGACGGACGCCGCGGCACAAGAGCGCGGCATGGAGATCGTCGGCGACGTCGTGCACGAATGGATCAAGCATGCCGAGGGACGCAAGACCATCGTGTTCGGCGCCACCATTGCTCACTGCGAAGCCATGGCGCGCGAGTTCAACAGCGCCGGCGTCATGGCCATGGTGTTCACGGCCGAAACGACGGAAGCCGAACGCAAGGAGATTCTGGAGGATTTCAAGCAGGCCGACGCCGTGCTGAAAGTGCTGATTTCCGTCGAGGCGCTGGCCAAGGGCTTCGATCAGCGCGACGTCAGCTGCGTGTGCGACGTGCGCCCGCTGCGCAAATCACTGTCGACCGCCATCCAGATGTGGGGCCGCGGCCTGCGCGCGTCGCCCGAAACCGGCAAGACCGACCTGCTGCTGCTCGACTTCTCCGGCAACATCGTTCGCTTTGCCGAGGACTACGAAGCCATTTTCTACGACGGACTGGACGCGCTCGACATGGGCGAAAAACTCGACAAGACGATCCGAAAGGACGACGAGGAAGAATCGGACGCGCCGGCCAAGTGCCCGAAATGCGGCTTCTCGCCGTTCCGCAAGCGCTGCGTGTCGTGCGGCCACGAAATCATCAAGCCGAACCTGATCGAACATGAGGCCGGCGAAATGAAGGAATTCAAGATCGGCAAGGCCACCGTCGGCAACAAGCTGAAAGTGTGGGAAGAGGCCGTCACGCTATGCCGCAATCAGGGCAAGCCGGAAACCGCAAAGGGCAGGGCATTCCACCTGTTCAAGAGCATCACCGGGGTCGAGCCGCGCGGCCTTCCATCGTTCGACGCGGTGCAGAACGTGCCGATCTCGCGCGCCGTGATGAACAAGGCCAAGGCCAACGCGATTGCGTTCTCACGTGGGAGGCAGGCGCCATGACGACGCAAAAAGCGCAATCTGCGCTCACCTTCATCCCGCCGCACGACCGCGACCTGTGGGTCAAGATGGGCATGGCCGTCAAGAATGAATTTGCCGAGGACGGCTTCGACATGTGGGACGCCTGGAGTCAGGGCGCCGACTCGTACGATGCCAAGGCGGCGAAATCCGTGTGGCGCAGCATCAGCGCCGCCGGTAAGATCGGCATCGGCACGCTGTTCCGCGAAGCTGCAGCGAACGGCTGGCGCGACAACGGCGAGCATCGCGGCCCGCTGACGCCGCAGGAGGCCGCCGAACGCCAGCGCGCGCGTGATGAGCGCGACCGGGCCGCCGACGCCGAGCAGCGCCGCAAAGAGGCAGGATACCGCGCGGCCGCCGCTGCAGCGCAAACCACCGTCGAAAACTGCGAACTGAAAACGCACTATTACCTGAACTCGAAAGGCCTGCCTGACGTGCTGGGCCTGGTGAGCGACGCCACCTTGATCGTGCCGATGCGCGACCTGGTGACGAACGATCTGCGCGGCATGCAAACCATCGACTGGGTGCCAGAGGAACGGCGCTGGGAAAAGAAGATGGCGCACGGAATGCGCGCCAAGGGCGCTGTCCTCCGGCTAGGGAATCAGCGGGCCAAGGAAACGTTCTTGGTCGAAGGGTACGCCACCGGCCTGTCGGTCGAAATGGCTCTGCGCCGGCTGCGCCTGAACGCCTCCGTGCTGATTTGCTTCAGCGACTCCAATCTGGCGCACGTGTCCACGCTGCTAACCGGCGCCGCGTTCGTCATCGCCGACAACGATGCGTCACAGGCCGGAGAGAAGGCGGCGATCAAGACGGGGCTGCCATGGGGCATGTCGTCGGAGGTCGGATTTGACGCAAATGACCATCATCAGAAGTTCGGCCTGGCCGCGCTTTGCAAGCTGATTATCGACATTCGCATGAGGGAAAAGCCATGAGCGCCGTCCAATACCTGACCGTAAAAAACTGGAAAGAATTTCAGCACTACGGCAAGCGCAACCCGCCATGGATCAAGTTGCACCGCGCGATCCTCGACGACTACAGCTTTTGCGCCCTGACCGACGCTGCCAAGGCACATCTGATGCTGCTGTGGGTCTACGCCAGCCAGAACGACGGCCGAATCCCGGTCGATGTCCCGTTCCTCGAAAAGAAGTTGTCGTGCCGAGATCTGGATCTGGACGTGTTCGTTCAGGCCGGATTTCTGATCGCTACAGATAGGCCAAAGCCGGCGCTAGCAGCTTGCTAGCAACTGACGCTATTCACATTGCCTATTCCCAGAAGAGTGCGCTAGCAACTGACGTGCAGCTTAGAAGAGAAGAGATAAGGGCAAAACCAAAGGCAAAACCGGCACCATGAACCACAGTCAAATTCAAGAACAGATTCAACAGCAAAAGCCAAGTCAAGAGCCTTGCGCCTGGTGCTTGACGAACGCCGGCCGGACGCACGCGAATCGCAAGTGCTGCCAACTGCGCCGCCTGGCCATGGCGCCGCGCCACGCTCAAGCCGAATTTGCCAAGAGTCTGACCGATGGCGAACGCGCCGCGCTGCGCCCGAGACTGGCGGCCGAAATCAAACGGCTGCGCGCGCTTCGGGAAGCCGCCAATGCCGCGCCGGCTGCATCTGCGGGGCCGCCAGCGTGATTTCTGAACTCATTGGCTGCATCCTGTCGTCCGACCCCAAATAAATTGAACCTGAAGCGTTTTAAGGAAAATCGAATGATCGAGTTCATCATCCCCGGCCAGCCAGTCGCCAAAGGTCGCCCGAAGTTCGCGCGGCGCGGCGCCCACGTCGTTGCCTACACGCCCGAAAAGACCGCCAGCTACGAGAACCTGGTCAAGATCGCTGCGACGACGGCAATGTGCGGCCAGCCGCCGAGCGGCAAGCCCATCGCGCTGTCGATCAGCATCAACCTGCAGATCCCGGCCAGCTGGTCCGGCAAGCGCCGCGCGCAGGCCGAACTGGGCGCCATCTACGCCACCAAGAAGCCGGACGCCGACAACGTGCTCAAGGGCATCAAGGACGGCTGCAACGGAATCGTGTGGCGCGACGACGCCCAGGTGGTGCGCGTCATGCTGGAAAAACGGTACTCGGCCACGCCGCGAGCGCTGGTGCGGGTCATTGAAATTGAAGGGGAATGCGCGTGATGGGTAACTCAACCAAGCCCCGCAAGCCGCACCGCCCGAAGCCCGTCGTCAAGCCGCTGGGCATGCGCGACCACCACAAGCACGAACTACCCGCACTGGCGGCGCTTGACGCACTCGGCAAAGCACATTTCGCCGAGCAGCACGTGTACGACCTGCTGAGCGCTGCCGACCTGGTCAAGCGCATCGCGCCGAAGGATGCCGAGATCCGCGTGGCAGCGCAGGCAGTCATCCACGCGATCGCCGAAATCCAGCACCGGGCGCAGCGCACTTGCAAGACGGGTGCCACCGGGCCGGAAATGACCGCGATCCGGCAGTCCATGGGCAGCGTCATCGCCTACCTGCGCGACTGCACCAACGTTCAGATTTACCGGGCTTCACTGGCCGCCGTGGCCGAATTTAACAAGACAGGAGCGTTACGGGTATGAGGCGTCGGATCGACACAACAACGTGTTGCCGAGAGGCGACAAACTTGCATAAATATGGTAAGGTCAGGTGGTCTTTTAACAGGGGGTGGCATGGGTTTCAGTGATAAGTACCTTCGTGCGTTGCTCACCTCCGATCTGCGCGACGACGCATTTCACCATCAGCCCGAGACGCTCCAGGCATCCGCGCACGCCGACAAGGTTGCGCGCGACCTGGGCTCTTTGCTGAAACGTGTCAAGTACGCTGACACGCTCGGCCGCCAGTTCGAGGACAACGCCGGCAACTTGGCGCACCTGCTGCGCGAGTGGTCCGCCATCGTTGCCGAGAAGGGCGCCGCTCGCAACTGGATCAGGCCAGCCGATATTCCGACCATTGGCCATCTGGCCCCGGCGATGTACAAGCGCGTGGCTGAAGCCAGTCTGGCGCACTTCCTCGACGGCAAATGCGTCGTGTGCCGCGGCGCCAAGGTCGGGCCGGACCGGCGAACATGCGGGACCTGCGCGGGCACAGGAGACGCTAAGATCGTCGGCATGAGCGACTTCGAGCGCCTGCGCACGCTGGACATGGTGAGCGAGTTGATGTCGCTGGAGTCGAGCCATTCGGGCGCGGCCAATGTGTTGTTGCGGAGGGATTGATGAAGGTCGATGAATTGGCGGGCGCGCAGCTGGACTATTGGGCTGCGCTTGCTGACGGGCGTTCGGCCGACGAGATTGTGATTGTCGAACGCGCCGATGGATCGAAGGGGCTTCAAGGCTACGATTCGGATCGCGGCATGTATGTCGGGCTGAACTACTCGACCGATTGGCGCTACGGCGGGCCGATCATTGAAAAAAACGACATCAAGATCATGCCGTGGCATCCAGGTCGCAAGACGGGCATCAATTTTTGGATGGCGCAAGCCGTCGGCAAGGGCGCTGTTCTTGGGTCAACAGCTTTACTTGCCGCCATGCGCGCCTTCGTTGCCAGCAAATACGGCAAAACCGTGCCCGACGAATAAACATCCACCAGTCATTGCAGACTTATCTGCAATAGCGTAGTAAAATACGCGAGCAACACAAATTCTCCGCCAGGTCGTACTTATCGCATCCGCGATTCCGCCGCTGGGGGACTCAAGCAAGGCAAGCCATCCAGAGTTGCTTTGTCACGTCCAAAAATATCGAAGCCCGCACCGAAAGGTCAGCGGGCTTTTTTACGTTCGTTGCCGCCATAGCGCAGCTGGCCAGAACGCCGGTTTTGTAGTCCGGATGTCCGGGGTTCGACTCCTCGTGGCGGCTCCAGAGCAAATGTCCGCAAGGGCCAACGGTTGCAGGTGACGATGGGTGATATCGGAACCTGACTAATTATCCAGCGCCACTTCCCCGTGGCGCCTTCCCGCCGGCCTGTGCTGGCGGTCTTTTATTCCGAGGTACGTATGGCCAACGTCAACCTGATCGTCACGATCAAGCTCGCATGGTGGCTGCGCCTCTACATCTACGGCATCGCTACCATGGCTGCAATCACCGGCGCCGAGCCGAACTGGGATCGTGTGAAGTATTGGGTTGCACGCGGCACGACTGCCAAGATCAAGGCTGGACGATGAATAAGTCCGACGAATACATGGCAGTGGTAACGCCCGGCGGCGATGTGATCCGGCGCCGCGCCAATGTGTCTGTTGTCGGATATCGCGGCTTGCGCGACCCGATCGAACACCGTACGCCAGCGCTTGAAGATAACGAACTGCTGGTCGAGCGCATTGGCAATATCCCGATGATCATCAAGGCGCACGCATGAGGCAGCACCACTGGCGCGCCATCATCACCCGCGCCGTCCACAGTAACGACCCGATCCAGATCAACGCCTTGGCATCGCGACTCGCTGCTGACGAACGCCTGGCCATCGCACTGCAGGCGCACGGGCACATCCTCAACGGCCAGCCCATTGACGTGGTGGTATGCCGCGCACTGAACGTGAAGGCTATCGATGAATAGCCTGACTCTGCTTGACTGCTTCATCCGCGGTGCCATGGTCGGTGCCGGCATGCTGACATTCGGCGCGCTGTGCTGGTGGATGGCGAGGATGGGGCGCAAGCGGTGGAGTGCGGAGCGGCGAGAGCATCGTGCGTTCTATGACCGCGCAGCCAAGGTAGGACACGGCGGGTCGTAATCGATCTGCCCAACGAATCAACAACGAAGGATCACCATGAGCTACCAGTTCACCGCCAAGGGCAAGACCAAAGACGCAGCCAAGCAGGCTGTCGCCGACGAGTTCGACAAGATGATGGGCGTGCAGCCTGTGCACTCGAAGGACCGTGCCGCAGCTATTGCCAATGCCAGCGCAGTCATCGACCTGCTGGCCGACAGCGACGTGTACGGCATCCAGGTCACGCTCAACGGCTATGTGTCGTGGGCTGGCAATGGGCTGAACAACGCGTCGATCTCGGCGACGGCGACGCATATCAGTATGTGAATTACGGAATGACCTTGCGATCGTTCGGCGTTTCGACCAAATCGGCATAGCTGAATAAAAATCTCGCCATGTCTGCGATTAACAATGTTCGGTTTGCCTGATGGCTTGGGGCACGAAGAGCCGGCAGGAGCGGGGCTACGGCGCAGCATGGGATCGAGTCCGCAAGGTCGTGATGACCCGCGACGCCGGGATGTGCCAACCATGTCGCAAGGCCGGGCGCCTCGGCGTGCTGGCTCAAGCGGTCGACCACATCATCAGCAAGGCCAACGCCGCCAAGATGAGGTGGGCGCAGGCACGCATCGATCATCCGGACAATCTTCAGGCGATCTGCGATGAATGTCACAAGGTCAAGACCGAGGCGGAGCAGGGCAAGAGGTTTCAGCCGAAGGTCGCCATCGGGCTGGACGGCTTCCCCATCGAGTAGATGAGAATCGTTCTCGTTTGAAGATGCGAACGTGCAATGTTTCTTTTCAATATGTTTCACCCATGAATGTTTCTCCTATGACATTTGTTTCACGGGTGAAATGTTTCTAATGGGGAAGGGTACCCCGAAAGTTCGGGGCCTCGAAAGTAGAGGACCGCGCTCAGCCCATTTATTCGCACGTGCAAGATAGAAAAAACGGTTTTTGAGGATTCGATATGCCAGGCCCAGCTAAGAAGCCGACCACGCTCAAGTCGATTTCGGGCACTCGGCAAAAATGCCGCGACGCTCCGCCGCCGGCTGTTGATCTACCGCTCGTCACAGAGGTGCCATCTGCTCCTGACTGGTTGCCGAATGCGCACGCCGTGAAAGAGTGGAACCGCCTGGCGCCAATCCTGACCGCGAACGGTTTGCTTACCGAAGGCGGCGTTTCCGCGCTGGCCATGCTGTGCGCGGCGCACGGAAAGATCGTCCAGTTGTACTCCGCCGGGGAGGCGCCTACCGCCAGCATGATGAGCACCCTGCAAAGCATGATCAACGACTTTGGCCTGACGCCAGTCGCACAGGGTAAGGTGAAACCAGTTGGCAACCAAGACGAGAAAGGTAACAAGTTCGCAGCCAACGGCAAGCGGACCGCGTGATTTCGTCCAGATAGCGATCGATTACGCCCAGGCCGCCGCCGGCGACAAGCACGGCAAGCGTTTCGGAAAGTGGGTACGCCTGGCGGCTAAGCGGTTCCTGGACGATCTGAAGCGCGCGAAGAAAAAAGGAGCGCCGTTCATCTTCGACGAGTGGCATGCAACTGACGCATGCGACTTCATCGAGAAGCTGCCGCACGTCGAAGGTACGTGGGACACGGAAAACGTGGTCATGCACCCGTCGCACATCCTGTTCGTGGTCCAGCTGTTCGGCTTCCGCAATCGCGATGGCACACGGCGCTTCACAACAGCGCTATTCGCGGTGGCGCGAAAGAATGCCAAGTCGTTTCTCTGCTCGGCGATCCTGCTGTACTGCTTCTGCTGCGAAAAAGAGAACGGCCCGCAGGTCATCAGTGCGGCGGCGACCGGATCACAAGCCCGCATCGTTTTCAACGTCGCAAAGCGCATCGTCGAGAAGCTCGCCGACCTTCGCGAGCATTTCATGCTGGAGCCGTTTGCCAATGCGATTGCCCGGTACGAAAACGGCGGCACCTTCAAGCCGATTAACGCGAAAGCCAGCACGCAAGACGGTCTGAATCCGTCGCATTGCGGCATCGACGAGATCCACGCGCACAAGAATCACGACCTGCTGAACGTGCTGAAGTCGGCGGCCGGCGCCAGGCGCAACCCGCTGTTTCTCTATACGACGACCGAGGGCTACGAAAGCCCGGGGCCATGGGGTGAAATCAGACACTTTGCGAAGCAGTTATTGGAGGGAATGGTCGAGGCAGACCACTTCCTGGCCATCTATTTCGCGGTAGACGACGAGGACAAGGAGGCGGGCACGCCGGCCGACGACGACTTCGACGAAACGAAGTGGATTAAGGCCAATCCGCTGATGGAAGTGAATCCGCTCTTGATGAAGGAGATCAAGAAGGAGGCGATCGAGGCGAAGTCGATGCCCGGGCGCCACGCGGAATTCAAGATCAAACGACTGAACCGACCGTCGGCTGCTGCTGGCGGCTGGGTCAACCTAGTGAAGTGGAAAGCGTGCACTGGCGCCGTCGACCTGGAGTGGTTGCGGCAGTTTCCGTGCTGGGGCGGACTTGACCTGGCCAGCACGCGCGACCTGACGTCATTCCGCTTAGTTTGGCGCATCGAGGGCCGGCTGTACACGTACGGATGGCGCTTTGTGCCGGCCTCTGCGGTACATGGGCGCACGGAGCGCGGCCTGGTGCCGTATCAGGCGTGGGTCCAGGCAGGCCACCTCATCGAATCAGGCGAAGAAGTCACCGATTACGACGCCGTCGAGGCCTGCATCTTGGAGGCAAAGGCGCGTTTCAACATTCAGATGATCGGGTACGACTCATGGAACGCCAAGCAGCTCGTGCAAAAGCTGCAAAAAGAGGATGTACCGCTGCAGGAATTCATCCAGGGCGGCAAGAGCTTTCACCCGGCGATGCAAGAACTCGAGCTGGCGTACATCGAAGGCAACCTCAATCACGGAAACGATCCGGTCCTGAACTGGTGCGCATCGAATCTGATAGCACGGACGGACCAAAACATGAATACGGCGCCGGACAAAAAGAAGGCGCCGGAAAAAATCGATGACATGGTCGCGCTCTTAATGGCGATCGGCGTCATGCAAACGGCTGTAGACCAGGGCGATATCGACGGTTTCTACGCAAATCCAATCATGGTGGGAGTTTAATGCACGAAGAACGCAAAATGCTTGACCGGTTTCGCATGAAGCTGATCACGCTGCTGAGCGGCTCGTCCTCCCTTACGGGCGTCGGGTCGAGCGGGAGCCTTGGCTCGTCTGGCAATCGATCCAACGCCGCCGGCAAGAATGTCAGCGTGGATTCAGCGATGCAACTGTCCACCGTGTGGGCCTGCGTGCGCCTGATCTCGGAAACTGTATCGACGCTGCCTATGCGCGTCTACAAGAAGCGCCCAGGCGGCGGTCGCGACGTCGCCGACAAGCACCCGCTTTACGATTTGCTGTGCCGGTCGCCCAATGCTGAGATGACGCCAGGCCGTTTCATGCTGCTCATCGTGGCTTGCTTGGTTGTGCGCGGCAATGCCATTGTCGAGAAGCAGCGGATTCTCGGGAAAGTCGTCGCACTCAACCCACTGATGCCGCAGCATGTAACCGTGCGGCGCGAAAACGGGCGGCTTGTCTATGACGTGCGCGATGGCGCGGTCAAACGCACACTTTCGGCTGATGACGTCATGCACATTCGCGGCTTCGGCCTGGACGGCATGTGTGGATTACAGCCGATTATGGAGGGCCGGGAAATTGTCGCCGCATCTACCGCCGCGAACGAGGCAAGCTCCAAGATCTTCGCTCAAGGAATGCAATTAAGCGGCGTTTTAAGTACCGAGGCCGCCCTGAATGCAACGCAGCGAGGGCAAATCAGTGAGAGCCTAAATAAATTCACCGTGTCGACCAATTCTGGGAAATTGATGGTCCTGGAAGGTGGGATGAAGTACCAGGGGATCGCAATGAACCCGGAGGCAGCGCAAATGCTGCAGACCAGGGCATTCAACGTCGAGGAATTATGCCGTTGGTTCGGCGTTCCACCATTCATGGTGGGGCATATGGACAAGGCCAGCAGCTGGGCTTCCAGTGTTGAGGCGCAAAACCTCCACTTCTTGACCAGTTGTCTGCGCCCAATCCTCGACAACATTGAGCAGGAAATCATTCGTTGCCTGATTCCGCGCGCGGAGTGGGGCACGATTTACGCTGAGTTCAGCGTGGAAGGTCTTCTGCGCGCGGATTCCGCAGGCCGCGCTGCGTACTACAACATCATGCTGCAAAACGGCGTGTACAACCGCGACGAAGTGCGCGCCCGCGAGAACATGACTCCGATCAAGGGCGGCGATATCTATACCGTGCAGGTCAATTTAACGCCGCTTCACATGCTTGGCGCGCAACCGCAGCCGGCTGACGCCGCGCGCGCTGCCCTTAAAGCCTGGCTCGACGCACTCCCATCGACCGAACCGGTCACCCAATAAAAGGAAATTCCATGTCGTTTTTGACGAAATCCGTTCCGCTTGAGCTGAAAAGCTTGACGGACGAAGGCACCTTCTCGGGCTACGGTTCGGTCTACAACGTCGTAGACAAAGGCGGCGACATTGTCGCTCCCGGCGCGTTCTCAGAAAGCCTGGCGGCCTGGAAGAAAGCCGGCCGCACGGTCCCTGTCCTTTGGCAGCACCAGACAGACCAGCCGATTGGCGCCTGGACGGACTTGAAAGAGGACGAACACGGGCTGCTTGGCGACGCATCTCTCTGGCTGGCCGAGGCCCCATACGCGCGCCTGGCGCACAAGGGCATGCAGACGAAGGCCATCACCGGCCTGTCGATCGGCTACCGCGTCAAAGACTACAGCATCAACAAAGAAACCGGCATCTACACGCTGATGAAGCTGGAACTGGTCGAAATCAGCGTTGTGACCAACCCGATGAACGACGACGCTCGCGTGGCCGACGTCAAAGCATTGATCGAAGCGGGGCGCTTGCCTTCGCTTTCAGAATTCGAAAAGTTCCTGTGCGAGGCAGCGGGCTTTTCAAAAACGCAGGCCAAAGCCATCGCCGGCAATGGCTTGTCGAAATTGCTTGCTCGGTGCGAGGCCGAGGGCGAAAAAGGCGACAACGAAAAACAAGCGCTCAGCCTTCTGGCCGCTTTCACCCTCACCACCAAGGAAACAAAATGAAAAAAAGTAACATCTTCAAGATTGCATTTTTTGCGGTCGTCGCCCTCGGCGCCGGCATCGCGCAAGCTGCAGGCGTCGACGTCGCAGCGTTCGTGCAATCGCATCGCGAACTGGCGGCCGGTTTGTTGATGGCCAGCATGGCTGGCGAAATGGACATCAAGGGCCTGGAATCGGCGCTCGGCAACATCAAGGGCCAGGTGCAGGAGGCTGCCGAAAAAACGCTGGCCGAGGCCAAAAAAGGCATCGACATGTCGGTCGAACAAAAAGGCCGCATCGACGAACTGCTGACGGAGTTCCATGAACTGAAAGGCCAGGTCACTGCTGTTCAGCAACTGATCGTTCTGCCGAAGGGCAATGAAGGCCAAAACGAATTCAAAACCGCCGGTCAGCGCGTCGTGGAAAGCGACGGATTCAAAGGCATGGACAGCTCGTCCCGCGGCAAGTCGATGCGCGTGTCGATGGAGCGCAAGGACCTGATGAACGTGACCGGCACCACCGGAACCGGCGTCAGTCCTGGCAACTCGCTGACCCCGGGCGACCGCCAAGTCGGCATTATCGCGCGCCCGAACCGCAAGATGACCATCCGCGACCTGTTGATGCCTGGCCAGACCGACGGCTCGTCCATCGAATACGTCGTCGAAACCGGCTTCACCAACAACGCCGGCATGCAGGTCGAAGGCGCCGCCAAGGGCAAATCGAACATCACGTTCGACCTGAAGAGCGCGCAAGTTCGCACGATCGCCCACTACTTCAAAGCTTCGCGCCAGCTGCTGGACGACGCCAAGGGCCTGGCCAGCTACATCGACGGTCGCGCAGAATACGGCCTGCGCTTTAAGGAAGAGCAGCAGTTCCTCGCTGGCGATGGCTCGGGCGCCAACATTCTGGGCTTGATGCCGCAAGCATCGGCGTTCGTCGCCAATCCGAACGTGGTCGTTACCGCCGGCACCGCGCTGGACCGCATGCGTCTGGCGCTGCTGCAGGTCGTCCTGGCCGAGTACCCATCGTCGGCGTTCATTCTGAACCCGATCGACTGGACGCAGATCGAGTTGACCAAAGACCTGGAAGGTCGCTACATCATCGCGTCGGCCGTCAACGGTACCGACCCGCGCATGTGGGGCCTGCCGGTCGTGGAAACCCAAGCGATGGCGCAAAACAACTTCCTGACCGGCGCATTCAATCTGGCGGCGCAGATTTTCGACCGTATGGACGTTGAAGTGCTGCTTTCGACTGAAAACGAGGACGATTTCATCAAAAATATGTGCACAATTCGCGCCGAAGAACGGACTTTGCTGGCCGTTTATCGTCCTGAAGCCTTTGTTACCGGCCTCGTAAAACCAGCGGCCTAATCGTCAAAACCCAAGAAAGGCCGCCTCAAAACGGCTTTTCTCACTGGAGAGCAGAATGAGTGAAGTAACAGTCAAGGCAATTCGTCCGTTCGAGGGCGACGAGGGGTTCAAGAACTCCGAAAGCGAGCCATTTACCGTTTCGCGCCAGCGCTTCGCCGACCTGAAGGCCAACGGCCTGGTCGAAGAAGTCAGCGAAAAAGCTGCCCCGGCACCGCAAAACAAGATGGAAGCCGCGCCGACCAACAAGGCCGCCGTCAAAGTCAACAAATAACCCCGAGCGCACACGATGACCACCCGATCCCGCATCACACTGTTCTTGGCCGCCGCTCTGCTGGCTGCCAGCGCAGCCGCCGCCGGCGCCATCACCGATGTGCGCTTCCAGAATACCGGTGCCGCCCAATCGAACGTGCCCGTCACCTTCGGCCAGGTGTTCGCCGTCGGCGACATGAAGAAGTCCGACGTCCTGGTCGGCAAGCTGGACGGCGCCACCGTGCCGCTGCAGGTCGACGTCAAGGCCACGCATGCCGACGGCAGCGTGCGCCACGCGATCATTTCGGCCATCGTGCCATCGCTGAAGGCCGGCGCCACCGGCACGATGACGCTCAACACCGGTGGCACCGCGGCGCCCAGCACCGTCACCACGGTCAACCTGCTGGCCGATGGCTTCACCGCCTCGGCCTCCGCGACCATTGCCGGCGTCAAGTACACCGCATCCGCTGACCAGCTGCTGAAGGTCGGTGCCAAGGCAACCTGGCTGGCCGGCGCCGTCGCCAACGAATGGCATGTCTCGGCACCGTTGACCACCACGGCCGGCGTGGCGCATCCGCACCTGCAGGCCCGCTTCGCCGTGCGCTATTACAGCGCCGTGAAGAAAGCTCGCGTCGACGTCACCATCGAAAACGCATGGGCATTCGAGCCCGGCCCGCAGAATTTCACCTACGACACCGAGATCATCGTCGGCGGCAAGTCCGTCTACAGCAAAGCAAGCCTGACGCACCTGCACCACGGGCGATGGCGCAAACTGTTCTGGTGGGGCGACGCGCCGGCCGTGAACGTGCAATCGAACGTACCGTACCTGATTTCGACCCGCGCGGTACCGAACTATGATCCGCTGTACCCGCCATCGGAAGCGGTGCTGCAAGCCATGGCCACGCGCAATGCCAGCAGTATGGAGCCGATGCAACTGGGCTTCGCCTCGCCATACATGCCGACCACCGGCGGCAATGATGGCATCGGCATCCTCCCGCAGTGGACCGCCGCTTACGTGATGTCGATGGACGCCCGCGCACGCGATGCGACGCTGGGCACCGGTACCGCCGCCGGCAGCTACTCGACGCACTACCGCGACCGGAAGACGGATCGGCCGGT